TTAATCCAATTCTGTTTTCACATAAAAATATTGCCCCAATTCTGAAGACAAATAACATGCTGCTGCTTCAGCTCCAATTTCCAATAACTCAACATTCGATGTTTGGTAATTATTAACGTTAAGTCTATATATACCATCCGAATAGGTTCTTGAACAATTAATATTCTGTAAGGCTTGCGTTATATCAGATACTACATTTGTACAGATATAAGCCCATCCCCAGTAACCTTGATTTTCATCAAAAGTAGGATGATTTTTAAGATATTCTCTAATCGTATTTTGCGCAATTTTTCCTGCTTCATTGATTGCATACAAAACCTTTTTTTCGAGTTTCTCATCTACTATAAAATTAGGCATTACTTTTAACTGTTTTACAGGAAGATCGTCTATTCGCATTCGGCTAATATCCATATTAGAAAAATGTGCTATGGATTCCAATGATAAAACTCTTGCTCCAGCAATTGAAGAACAATTATAATTACCTCCTCGATTTTTACCTCCTGCATCATATAACGTTTTTAGATGTATTAATATTTCTTCCATTTCATCATCCGATGGTACAATTATAATAATCTCGGAGAAAAAATCTGCATATTCTTTTGACATGAAAAATGGAAGTCCTGGCACACTCAATTTATTATCAGGAAGAGCCCATCGCCATTCTCTTTCATGTGTCCAATCAATAGGTTTGTGTTTAGGATTATATTCTTTTGTTAGATTGGTTGACACATATCGATATTGTTCTTGAATACCTATACCCGTATCTTTGATTGAAAGAAGCCTTCCTTGATATATACCTTTTTCATCCTTATCTGTTTCCACATAAGGAGAGGATAAACCATAAATCACAGGTCTGGCTCCAGCTGCATAAAGTTCATTACGACGAAAAGCTATTCCATGTCTACCGACATATCCTGACGTTTCTCGTGATTTAGCATAATCAATTAAGGCATATAAAGGCATTTCCGTAAAGCAAACTGCTGATTTCGGACCATAAATAGTTGGGATTAAATTTCGTAATGACCAACCACTTTTAATATAACCATCGTGAAGAATTTTCTTTAATACTTCAAGTGCCGGTGCATCTTCTTCAATCGAATACTCATTCTCTTCCTCCCTGCTTATAACATACTTTCCATTTCCGTACTCGTCATAGTAGTCAGGCAGACGCATATCACCAGTATATCCTTCTAATTCTGCAATATCTGCTAATGAGGATATATCATCTTCAGGTTTACGATCATGTATAAAATGAATAATCCATTCTGTAAGATCCAGACGTTCACGATTATTGAATTTCATAAAATCAACTATTTAATTAAATATCAACATTACAATTGTTTAATGTGCAAAGATATACAAATTACTGCATGGTGCTGGTATTCAATGTATTTAAAAATGCACTATCTCTTTTCTACCTGCAAAGGTAGTCCTGCGCCCCGACGGATTGTGCAAGGCCGGGACCCCGTTGGGGTTTGCTGAAAAAATCATCCTCGCCGTTCCGGTTCCGGTATTTTTTCGCAAAGCCTTGCACTATCCGGGCACAGGACGGTCAGGCAGGTAAGAAAAGGAAATAGTGGCTCCCCGGAGCCACAGATGTTTAACTCAAAAAGAATGCAGTTATGAGCAGAAGCAACTTCACCCCGATGAAAAGATTCCACGAGATTCTTAACCGTTACGGTCTGAAACTGATGGAAGTCGGAACCAATCACCTGAGAATATTCTTCGGAAACCGGAAACTGTTCGACTATTATCCGCTCCGAATGAAACTTTTCGATTACCGGCAGTGGCAGCAACTGACCTATCCGTCGATGACGGACGGAGCAGGAAAATGGGAAACGGAATTGGACGGTATCATCCGTGAGCTGATGGTTCAATGATGTAAAAACAGACGCCATGAGTGAGGACCGCAGAGAAACAATCGTATGGGACAACATTCCCGAATGGGCGCTCTATGCGCTGGAATACGGTATTGATGAAGACCTTTTCATCACTGACGAAAACTGGGAAATGGTAAACGGGTTCATCACCGAAAATTTTCCCAAAGGTTATGTCATGTCGGTGGATTGGGAATCGTACAGTGAGTTCGACCGCTATCCGGCATTCGGCAAGCCGTGCAAGACCTACAAGGTCACTTTTGTAATGGATCATAACTGAAAATGAAACGATATGGCAGAGAAAAGACAGCTGACGAGAGTGGTGTTCAGAAGGTTCAAAGAGGGAGAGACAATCGCCCTCTTTCCATATATGCCGGGGAACGCGCATGGAAATGCCGTCACATCCTATATGCACACGGGACAGCATGCCGCGGCGGATTATGCCGGCGTGATTGCCGTAACAAGACCCGCCACCGGGGAAGAATGCCAGGAACTGCTGGCTGAACTGACATCGGTCGGGTATGATAACCTGCATATCCTGAGACGGGCAAAACCCAAGTTTAACCCATAAATTAAAAGACGATGGAAAGTCATGTAAAAATCAAAGCATCACAGAAGGAAATGGAGTATCTCTTTGAAAATGACGAGTTCATTTCCGTGAGATTGTATGAACGGACAGATGCCGGTTTGTACAAGTGTATCCTCCGGCACAAGGAATTGGAGAAGCTCTTGAAAGGAATATTTACCATCAAAAGAATCAAGGAATTACTTTATTGACAACTTAAAACAAAAAGCGATGAACAGAGAAGAAAGACAACAGGCAAGAACGGACAGATACCGTGAGCTTGCAGACAACGCGAGAAAGCAATCCGAACAATGTTTCAGGCAGTCCGAATCCATGGCAAGCGTAATCCCGATGGGACAGCCCGTGCATGGGAAAGCGGACAGGAACTACCGGGAGAAAATCTGGAACAAGATGGGGCAAAGCGTGAAGGCTTCCGAGAAAGCGGATTATTACGAGCGGAAAGCGGAAGCGGCAGAGAACAACAACGCCATCTATCTGGATGACGACAATGCCGTGGAAAAGCTGGAGCGGAAGCTGGCCGAACTGGTCAAGGCGCAAGAGGACATGAAAGCGGCAAACAAAGTGGTTAAGAACAAGAAACTGACCGAAGAGGAGAAAAAGGTCCGGCTGATGGAATTGGGATATTCGGAAACAAGTGCCGTCGAACTGCTCACCCCGTGTTACGGGCACATCGGTTTTCCGTCATTCTCACTTTCCAACAACAACGCCAACATCAACCGTATCAAAAAGAGGCTGGAACTGGCGAAACGGATGAAAGGCACACCGGAAAAGGAATACACGATTAACGGTGCGCGGGTGGTGGAAAACTATCCGGAAAACCGCCTTCAGGTATTTTTCGATGATATCCCCGCCAAGGAAATCCGGGACTCCATCAAACAGCACGGGTTCCGCTGGTCACGTTACCACAGTTGTTGGCAGTCGTACATGAACCGCCGGAACATCGACTTCATTAAAGAACTGCTTGAAGAAACGGAAGCGTAGGCATCGTATGAATGAATCAATCTCCCGGCTTGCAACCTGAGGACGTATATGCTTCTTACGGTCTGCAAGCCGGATTTTATTATCTGAAAATGAAATGACATGAATGTAATCTGTACAAAATGCGGCGGCACGAAAGTAAGTTGTGAAGCCATGATTGACCCCAACACAAAGGAGTTCCACAATTATACCGACGAGTCATTTCAATACGGCTGGTGCGGGAAGTGCGGTCACGGAACCGTTCTGACAGACACGGACGAGGTAAAGGAGGATATCGACCGGATATATCAACGGTACGTGGAAGAAAAGAAAGAGGAACCCGAATACGCCGTTTGCGTTGTTGTGTGGAAAGACGACAATAATAGCGAACATGTAAAAATCCGGCTCTCTTCAGACTGCAATCCCGATGAAGAGGATGATATTTTCTTCTACTGCGACGGCCTCTCCGGTCTCAAATCATTGTGCGAATTTGGCGGTGAGGACTTCATCGTGACGGAAATCCATGACGTTGATAAATGCTGTAACGGCTAAATCCCACATAGTAGCAAACCCATTAAACAATATTGCAATATGAAAATTTTATGTCAGGAACACTACGACAAGGTAGTGAAGTATGCAAAGGAAATCGGCGACACTTCGCTGGATAATTGCCTGAAAAAGTTGGAACAGTGGGAGAACAATCCCAACTGCCCGTGTGAAATAGAACTTTACCGGGACTTCGCTCCCCACTCGTTCGGTTTCAGGGAATGCTATCCGGACGGAAAGACAGGTATTGTCGGGGGATTAATCTATCACGGCAATCCCGACTGGTCGTATTCCGTTCTGTTGGAACCGTTTCATGGATGGAGCATCCACACCTGATACTCATCAAAATACCCTCTTATAGAAAAAGCCGGTTCAAGTCCGATAAACAGACTTGGTCCGGCTTTTCTTATGTCTTTGGCTACCTGATTACCTCTGCCACAATATCATCCAATAGAAACGGAATCACGCCCACATACATCACGCCGTCATCGTCAGCCCAAAGTTTGCTGTTTCCGTCCAGTACAACAATCTTACGAAAGAAATCGCCGGTATTTCTCAAGGAGAAGGTCTCCTGTGCCTTTTTCTCAGGCGTGTCCACATTCAATGCCGACTGGATATATACTTTGTCATTGCCCACGTTAACCACGAAGTCAATCTCGTATTGCGACATCTTGCGCTTGCCCTCGATGACACGGGTCAGTTCCACAATGCCGACATCTACGGAATAACCTCTACGAATCAAATCATTGTAAATCATATTTTCCATTAGGTGCGAACGCTCCTGCTGACGGAAATTCAACCGGGCATTTCTCAATCCCAGATCCATGGCGTAATATTTCTGAATCGTATCGAAATACTTCCGTCCTTTCACATCCCACCGTTTTGCACTTTGGAAAAGAAAAGCATCTTCCATATAGTCCAAATAGTTTTTTACGGTGTTATACGAAGGTTGCTTTCCCATTAGCGAACCGGCGGTATTGGCCAGTTTGTTCGGATTTGTCAGGGAACCTACCGATGACGAAAGGGCATCGACCAAGGCACCCAGCATGTTGTCGTCTTTCAGCTTGTAACGTTCTACGATGTCCTTGATATAGACATTCGTGAAGAGTCCTTGCAGGTACTTCCGTTTTTCCTTTTCATCCGGTTCGAGAACAGCCAGAGGCATTCCACCATACATCATGTACTCCTCCAATGCATCGGCTTTCTCCATTCCGGCTACCGGCAGGTATTCCGCAAACGACAACGGGTACACTTTTATTTCGGAGCCACGGTCACGAAAATTCGTAACAATGTCCTTCGACAACATCTTGGAGTTAGAGCCGGTCACGTACAGATCGATGTTCGGCTGCGTCATCAGGTCATTCAAAATGTCGTAAAAAGTAGTATAGAGCATATCTCTGTCCTCTTCAGGTACCAACGATTCATCCACATCCTCATTTTTAACCTTATACGACAACTGTATCTCATCGATAAACACATAAAACTTCCTCCCCATATCTTGTGTGCGCTCCATGATATGGTCATACAGGAGATTCGGGTTGCGGTATTTGGCGTCCGACTTCTTGTCAAGTGCCACTTCTACAAAATCTTCTTTTCCGGCTCCCTCCTCAATCAATCGGTTTTTGAAAAGAGTTGAGAGTAGAAAAGATTTACCGGAACGTCTTATGCCGGTCACAATCTTTACCTTGCCGTTCCAACGTTTTGCAAGCAACTGTTCTATGTATTCACTTCTATCTATTACCATAAGTACCTTTTTAGATGTTACTGAAAAAACAGTCGTATAATACGAGTGATTTTTCAGTGCAAAGATAGCTATTTTCTTCCGACCTCACAAAATGCAAAACAAATACTCCATACTCAAATGACATTTCTTTTGTATAAATTCCTTTTATAGAAAAAATCTTCTATAAAAAAATTTTTCTACAATCTTGCAAAGACGCAGTTCAATTTTTCCATACTGTTCAATCGCATTGAACACACAGGCATTATTGAACAGATACTCTTATTGATTACAAAATTTCGGCACTAAACCGGAATAGTGCCGATAATTTGCAGACTTCATCCATCCTTGTGCCACAGGCATCATGGTACGCTCCGCCGGCCAAGTCCTTTTTGAAGGTAACTCGGAAGTCCGAACCGTGTCGCGTTCAAGCCCTGCGGGTTTTAGGCAAAAAAATCCCTGCGTAATTTTTCCGCCTAAAAAACGCGCAGGTTCAGCCTTTCCGAGTTGGGGAAAGGCCTGGGACTTAGCAGGCGAAGCCGAACGATGACGCATAATACGGACAAGGACGGGAAAGCCGTATTCCGTCCGCTCCCCGAAAAATTCCCGGGTCTTTCCCGATATTATCACGCTCCTACAAAAGTCTGTTTCCTGTTTTCATCCTCCCGAAGAAGGCGGGGACAAAAGCGGCTCGCCTCACTCTTCTGCATAATACTGTTTCTTTGCTTGCGGGTGTCTTGCCCCTTGCGTTCCCTTTGCGCCCCTTGTCGTGTCCGCCGCTCTTTTTTCGTGCCTTTCCGGCTTTTTCTCCACTGCAGTTCCCCCCTTCTGTGGTGTAACGTGATGTCATCCGATGAAACGTATCGACAACTATTTGTATATCAATGTTTTGAATAAATTAAGCCTATATATTTGCATCGACAAACGATTTTATTAACGCTTAAAACATCCGTTTATGGCAGCAGAAAACATCAGGGGCGACACCCCGAAGCAAAGCCCTCCGGTCGTTGAGAACGAGCAGTTCAGCGACATCATCCTCATTCTTGACAAAATGGAACTGCTCCTGCAAGCAGTCACCAAACTCGACAAGAACGGCAGGTATGAATCCGTAGCCGCCAAAGAGGAAAACCGCAACTCGTTCCTCAAACTTGACCGCTACGCGAACATGTTCGAGAGTTTCGTCAAGAACCTCTGGAGCCAGCTGAAAGACCCGACCCGGTTCGGTATCCTCTCCGTCAAGGAGCAGGCGCTCGATGACCCGAAAGTCAGACAGGCCATCGAAGACCTCGCCGCAGGAAAGAAGACCGACGCTGTGGCGGAGTTCCTCGCGAAGTACGACATCACGCCGAAAGGCAAAGGACAGAGTATCAACAATCAAAATGACAAAGAAATGGCAAAGCAAGAACAAACCACCCAGGCGCAGACCCCACAGGACGGTCAGCCCAAGTACCGATTCAACGAATCGATGATCGACTGGGAACAGCTCAAGCACTTCGGGCTGTCCCGTGAATACCTTCAAGAGCGTGGGCTCCTGGACTCGATGCTCAAAGGCTACAAGACCAATCAGGTTGTCCCCATTACCATGAACTTCGGCTCCGCCGTACTCCGCACGGATGCCCGTCTCTCGTTCCAGCAATCCACGCAAGGCCCCGTGGTGCTGGGCATACACGGCATACGCCAGCAGCCCGACCTCGAAAGGCCGTTCTTCGGGCATATCTTCTCCGAAGAGGACAAGAAAAACCTGCGTGAAAGCGGCAACATGGGACGTGTGGTGAACCTCAGGGTACGTAATGAGGAGGTGCCCTCGTTCCTCAGCATCGACAGGCTGACCAACGAGATCGTGGCCATGAAGGCGGAAAATGCCTATATCCCCGAGAAAATCAGCGGCGTGACGCTGACCGACCAGGAAAAGGCCGAGCTTCGTGAAGGCAAGGCCATCTACGTGGAGGGCATGACATCGAAAGCCGGTAATTCGTTCGATGCCTACCTCCAGTTCAACGCCGACCGCAAGGGACTCGAATACATCTTCCCGAACGACAGGATTTTCAACCGTCAGGAACTCGGCGGCGTGGCGCTTTCCCCGAAACAGGTCGAGGCGCTGAACGCCGGCAAGGCGATCTTCGTGGAGGACATGAAGCGCAGGGACGGCGAGATATTCTCCGCTTTCGTCAAATTGGATGAAGCCAGCGGCCGTCCCGCGTACACGAGATATAACCCCGACTCCCCGGAGGGAGCAAGGGAAATCTACATCCCGAAGGAACTCAACGGAGTCAAGCTGACACCGGAGGACAAAAAGGAACTGAGCGAGGGCAAAGCCATCTTCATCAAGGATATGATCAGCCGCAGAGGTGAGGTCTTTTCCTCGTTCGTCAGGCTCAACATGGAAACGGGCAACCCGCAGTATTCCAAGACTCCCGACGGTTTTGACCAGCGTGAGGAGTTTAAGATTCCGGCAGAAATATGGGGCGTTGTCCTGACGGCCAAACAGCGGGGACAGCTCCAGGACGGCAAGGCCGTGCTCGTGGAGGGCATGACGGGGTACGACGGCAAGAAGTTTTCGCAGTATGTCAAGGCCGACTTCAACAGCGGCAAGCTGAACTACTACAACGGGAATCCCGACCGTGACCGCAGCGCGACGCAACGCAACGTGGTAGCCGAGGCCAACAAGAACAAACAGACAGAGAGCCAGGGCAACAAACGCTCTTCCAGACGAAGCGTAAGCCAATAAGGCCGGATAAAGCAGTATAAACCGATTAAAATTTTCACGAAGATGAAAGAAAACAAGAACAACACGCCTTTCAAGGCGGAAGACGTGAACTGGGAAGAGCTCGCCGCCATCGGCATCCTGAAGGACGAACTGGAAATGGCGGGAGAACTTGACACCCTCCTCAGAGGCGAGAGAACGAACGTGATAGCCCTCAGTCTGGTATTGCTCGGTGTGGATGTCGTCATGGACGCCACCCTTCAGCTGGTGCGGAAGAACGACTCTCCGTTACTGGAAATCAACGGTATCAGACCCATCGGACAATAGTATTCAACCTGCCGTTTCCCGGAGCCGCAGCGTTTCGGGGAACGGCTTAATCTTTTTTACTTATGATAGCAATTATAGCAGAAAAACCGAGTGTAGGCCGGGAGATAGCACGAATCGCGGGCGCGACGGAAGCGAAAGACGGGTATATGGAAGGTAACGGCTACTCGGTCACATGGGCGCTGGGACATCTGGTACAACTCGCCCTTCCCGGCACATACGGTTACACGCGTACATCGGGCGACAACCTGCCCCTCTTGCCCGACCCGTTCCAGCTCGTCATCCGACAGCGCAAGACCGACCGCGGCATGGCTACCGACCCGGTGGCCGCCAAACAGCTCCGCACCATCGATTCTGTGTTCAGCAGGTGCAGCGCCATTATCGTGGCGACGGATGCGGGTCGCGAAGGCGAACTTATATTCAGGTACATCTATTCCTACCTGGGGTACACGAAACCTTTCCGCAGGCTTTGGATCTCCTCGCTCACGGACGAAGCCATCCGCAAAGGGCTCTCCGAACTGAAAGAGGGAACGGAATACGACAGCCTCTACCATGCCGCCGACTGCCGAGCAAAGGCGGACTGGCTGGTGGGCATCAACGCGAGCCAGGCCCTTGCGATAGCCTCCGGCACGTTCAACCAGTCGCTCGGACGGGTGCAGACCCCGACACTCGCCATGATATGCGCCCGCTTCAAGGAAAATCGGGAGTTCGTGCCGACCGATTACTGGCAACTCTCCGTGACCCTCAAAAAAGGGGACGATTTCAGGCAGTTTCGTCATGTGGAGAATATCCTGGAGAAAACGGAGGCCGACAGGCTCTACGACCGGATCACCACCGATTCGATGGCGACGATTACGAAAACGGAGCGCAAACGGGGTTTTCAGGCTCCTCCCTTGCTGTATGACCTGACGGCACTCCAAAAGGACTGCAACGTGCATCTCGACCTTTCGGCGGAAAAGACGCTTGCTGTCGCCCAGTCCCTCTACGAGAAAAAACTCATCTCATATCCCCGTACCGGAAGCCGCTACATCCCGGACGACGTGATGCGGCAGGTTCCCGATTTGCTCCGCGGGGTCATCGGCATGAAAGAGTTCCGGGAATACGGCGGCACATTGGATTGGGACAATCTCTCCACCCGTAGCGTAAACGCGGGGAAAGTGACCGACCACCACGCGCTGATCGTTACCGGTGTGCAGCCGGTCATGGAAACGCTTAATGAGCAGGAACTGGCCGTTTACCGGATGATTGCCGGGCGTATGCTCGAAGCATTCTCGCCCAAATGCGAGAAAGAGACACTGGTCATCGAGACTACGGTGGACGGGCTGACGTTCCGTTCCCACTCCGTTTCCGTGGTCAAACCGGGCTGGAGAGCCGTATTCAACCGTTCGGAAGACAAGGAGAAGGACGAGGAGACGGAAAACAAAGGCACGGCCCGATTCGACGAATCGGAAACCGTCCCCGTGTCGGGGCGCAGTCTTGCAAAGAAAAAGACCATGCCCAAGCCGCTATACACGGAAGCCACACTGCTTGCGGCCATGGAGAGTTGCGGCAAGGAGCTGGCAGACGAGGAGGCGCGCGAGGCGATGAAGGAGCTGGGCATCGGAACTCCGGCGACCCGTGCGGCCGTCATCGCCACCCTTTTCAAGCGGGAATACGTCGAACGTTCCGGGAAAGCACTCGTGCCGACCGACAAGGGAATGGCCGTCTATGAAGCCGTCAAAAAAATGCGCGTGGCGGACGTGGAACTGACCGGCAGCTGGGAAAAGACGCTCATACAGATCGAACGGCACAAGCTCGCCCCGGAAACCTTCATGCGCTCCATCAGCGTCTATGCCCGCCAGGTCACTGAAGAGGTTCTTTCCATCCGTTTCCCCGAAACGGCAAGCGGCGGTATCGTATGCCCCAAGTGCGGAAAAGGGAAAATCATCCTCCGGCAGAAACTTGCCAAATGCAACAACGATGGTTGCGGGCTGCTCGTTTTCAGACGCTTTCTGAACAAGGGTCTGACCGACCAGCATCTCGCGCAGCTCTTTTCTTCGGGAACCACCAAGCTCATCAAGGGCTTCAAGGGCAAGAAAGGGACGGCGTTCGACGCTGCCCTGGCATTCGACAAGGAGTATAACGTTACGCTCTCGTTTCCCAAACCGCAGGTAAGGAACGCCCCGAAACAGTCGGGACGGAAAAATACGGGAAGGAAGTCCACGGGACATTGACGGATCATACAACCGGTAAGATATAGCGTGGAGCCGTTCCACGCTATTCTTGTGAAAGACGAAAGACGGAGAAAGGCATCCCGCCGTTCCGATTCTTGGCAAATGTAGCTCCGTGCCCTTTTCCGCAGCGCAAGGTCGGGGCCTTTCAGGTTTCGGCAAAAATCATCCTCGCTCCGCTCCGGTATTTTTCCCGAAAACCTTGCGTGCGGGGGCGCTCCGCTGTCTTGCCCCCGAATCGGAAACGACGAGATGTTTCACATAAATAAGGAATACAATGAAGACAAAGACCGCATCAAAAAGGAAGAAACGGATATGGAGAATTATCCTCATACTGCTCACGGCACTTGCTTTCAGCTATCTCTACACGCGGGGAGTATCTCCCGTGTGGACGGCTGTCGCCATCGTCTTTTGCCGGGGATTCTTCCGGTTCCTCTACGCGATAGCCTGCCTTCTGGTAACACTGGCCATTATCGCTGCCATACTGAGTTTTCTAATCTTCTAATTATATAATGTATGGAAATAAAAGCAATCACTTTGCCCGAAAGCCGTGACAAGGATGCCTGTTACGACTTCTTTTTTCGCGTCTACCGCTGGTGGTACAACCATAACAACGATGAAACCCTGTCGGAAGAACTATTCCGGGAACGTTACGGCAGACGCATGGGAAGCCACTACTACGAAAAATGGAAATCTTATGACCGGAATATCTGGCGGATGATTGGGTATTTCGGAACCGACCGTAAGAACGGTGCATTGTTCATGGATATGGTCATGGTCAAGGTGACGCAGTACGAGAACCGCATCAAAGAAGAATGTTATGAACAGGTCGTGTGAATACAAACCGTGCATGATTCATCCGTTCAGGGGAGCTGCCTTTTCAGGGCGGCTCTTTTTGTTTTCGGAGGATAAGGACAACCGGCACCGGGAGTATCCCGAAAGAAAAAAGGGAACACATCAGCCCTTGACAACCCGCATTGAACTAACGGGCAAAGGTAGCGACCGCTTCTGTACGGCAGGCAAGGTCGGGCCTTTCAGGTTTCGGCAAAAATCATCCTCGCTTCGCTCCGGTATTTTTCCCGAAAACCTTGCCTTGCCGGAAGCGGCCGCTGTACCGCCCTTATAGTTCAAAGGGGCTGCCAAAGTCCCGAGTATCCACAATTAAATAAATGAAAGTATGGAACTGCAAGCAATGACAACTCAGACAAGGCCGACGATGCCCCTGACAGTGGGAATGCCGGCAAGTATCCGGATCAGGAGAAACACGCCTCCGGCCGCACCCGCCGTACCCGAAACTCCGGAAATCAAACTTCCGCCCCGCGGAACGACCGGACCGGTGCATATCTCCAAACTGCTCGAACCCTTGCAGCAGATCATACGCCACCCGGACAGGAACCGGCTGTTGGCGGAATTTTTCAAGGACGCATAAAATCAATGTCTAACATTTAATACTTCAAATTATGTTTTTTACTCAAATCAATCAATTGATGGCCCAGAGCGTGGATATCACGATGGTCATCCGCAAGTCAGCAACCGGCATGACGGTATCCGTATTGCCGAAGTCGAACGGTCTCAAGGACGAGGCCCAGAACCACATTGTCCCGCTCACACTGTCGGGACTGCCCGGAGAACTTGACGCGGGATTCATGAACGCGATTGCCAGTCCTGTCCGGAGAGTTTCCGGACTCCTGACCAACATGGCGGAGTTCGAGAAGCAGGCGGACAAGGCGGCGGCAAACAGCAAGGCCTCGAAGGAACAGAAAGCCAAGGAGACGAAGGAAGAGAAGGAAAAGCGTGAGAAATACGAGAAGCACATGAAGAAGGCGGAGGAACTGATTGCGGCCAGGAACCACAAGGAGGCCGTCACCGCACTGGGACAGGCGCGACTGTATGCCACCGAACAGAACCGTAAGACGGTAGACGAGAAAATCGAGGAGCAGAAAAGGGCGATGAATCAGGGCAGCCTGTTCGACCTCATGGAGCAGGCCGAGCAACAGCCTCCGCAACAGGAAGTCCAGTATGTAGCGGAACAGAAACCGGTGGCACAACAACCGACCGGACAGATGCCTCCACAGCAACCCCGACAGTATGTACAACAGCCGCAACAGCAACCTGCACCGCAGCCGATGCAGGGACAGCAACCGGCGTATCACCGGCCGGCACAACCGCAGATGCCGCCACAACAGCCGTACCCGTATCCGCAGCAGGGAGCCTATCCCCAGGGGGCACAAGGCGGACAGCAGCCGCATTACGGGGAGCAAATGCCGCCTTATTACACTGAACGGCAGGCGTCATACCAGCACCCGCCATATCCGCCACAGGATGAACCTACTTACCGGCCGGAGGATTACGAGGAATACCTGGACTTCCCGGCAGACATGATTCAGACAACCAATTACCAACATCAAACAGCATAAATTATGGCAATGACAGTAAACGGTCTCAATCGGACCTTCAAATTCAGGAAAGGAAGTGAAACAATCGTACTGGCCGACCCGATGCCGGGTGAGATGCCGGACGCGGTGATGAACTATTATGCCAACATGTATCCGGAGCTGACAACGGCGACGGTACACGGTCCGGTCATCGAGAACGACACGGCAGTGTACGAGTTCAAGACGACCATCGGAACCAAAGGTTAGGAGATATGGATAAAAAGAAAAGCAAAAGAAAGGAAAAGTCATGCACCCCCTTGAAAAAATATCAACTGGAACAACTCGCGAGGCTGGCCATCAGCCAGACGGAACGGAATATCCGGCATGGAGTGGACAGGACGGAAAGAATTACGGCTCCGAGCGGGGCTGTAATTCTTTTCTAAACGTATCATTCGCCCCGATAGCCCCGCAATCGGTCACGAGGGAAGACCATGACGGGATATCGCACAATCTGATCACGCAGGAGAATTACGAGTTCCTGCGTGATTCTTATTTCCGCTATGCCGGACTGCTGAATGTCGATGCACCACATGACCGGGGCAAAAGTATCGGGGAAGGCATCGCCAACCTCTATAATGAATTGGCGGCACTCCTGGATGAAACGGTGCATGTAAATTATGAAGAACGGAACGGCCGGTTGTATTTCAACTTGTGGCAGGCCCATACGTGGGGAAAGTATACCCTGTATTATTTCCCCGTCAAATTCGTGGAAGCCCTGAATCCGAAATTGAGACGCATCGCGTTGTCCTTCCTGCATCACCTGATGAGTGCGAACGGTTTTTCCACCATAAACGACGAGGAGGACACGAACTGGGTGTTTGAAATGTTCTCGCAGGATGATGACGGCGAGGACAAGAAAGAACGTGCGGAACGGCACAGGTTGTTGCATTCATACAAGGAGGGCAGGATTTACAAACTGCTCGACAGGGTGTATCGCAAATCCTATTATAAGAATCTGCCGGAAGCCATTGACAAGTATGAATGCCGGAACGGCTTGGAACAGGAACTCATCGCCCTCATGAGGCAAGGGCTGGAATTCGTCAACCCGGACAAATCCATCATGTCCTATGCCTATGACCCGTGGTTCGATGAAGAGCCGGACTATTATCCTAAGGGACTGGAGCAACAAATCCGGGTGGTTTATGATTGTGAGGACATAATGACGGAATACCTGATTGATTTCTATAATTCGAGCAGGCAGGAGACGTATGACATAATTCCCATTACGACATTCGCCTTGTCTCCGGAAACAGATAAGGTATTCTCCAGGGAGGACAACTATCCGGAACGTTTCTTCAGATGGGCGGACAAATTCATAAACTTTATTTACTGACAGCATGGATACGAACAAACTTACCAAAGAAATCAACGACATACTGCATCCGCGTGTAGCGTTGATTGCCTATGCTTCCCGGGAGGGAGAATCCTTTTTTGTGGAAGCGAGGGAAATAGACGGAAAAGGTAAAATGGGTGAAGGTGTGCCCGTGACGGTAGAGTTCATGAACGAACTTGTACGGGGGTATTCCGAACATCGCAGCAATACCCCTTACGGGAGAATCCCCTCCAATATGCTATGGTGCGACTCACGCAAAGGCAGTGAGAAGTACGTCTGGTACAATCCACCACGGAAAAGGATGATGTTCTTCAAGGAATCGCTCAAGGTTGAGAATGCGGAATACAACCTGCCGGGAATCATTTACGAGACAAACGGGAACAGCCTGAATGTCTATGCCTGCAAGGGCAAGGTTCTGACGGATGAGACAGAACTGTATACTGCACCGTTCTTCAATGTCACAGGCGCGAGCGTCTGTTTAGGTTCGGCTAAAATAGAGAAACCGAAGGACCTGACCTATGAAAACCTGTTGGAATACTGGGAAAAGAAATTCTGGCTGACGGAGTTCTCGCATCTGGGAGGTGGCGGGAACCCCACCAAGTCCAACCTGGTGCTGGTGACGAAAGCGGCCAAAGACAAGCCCTTCGACCTTGAAGAGTTGAAACCGTTAAGAAATTTGAAACTTAAAGACATACTGAAATGAAAAGAATACATTATATCGACAACTACCTGATAAACCCGCAGCATCCGGTAACGGTTAACCTGATCGGTGCGGGAGGAACCGGCTCGCAGGTGCTGACCGGCCTGGCACGGCTGGATGTGACACTCCGGGCACTCGGACATCCCGGACTATTCGTGACACTCTATGATCCGGACATCGTGACGGAAGCCAACATCGGACGCCAGCTGTTCGGGTATTCCGACATGGGACTGAACAAGGCTCAATGCCTTATTACCCGTATCAACAACTTCTTCGGGAACGACTGGAAAGCGGTGCCGAACATATTTCCGACCGTGCTGAAAAATGCTTGCCGGGATAATATGGCAAACATTACCATCACTTGTACGGACAATATCAAATCACGCCTTGACTTATGGAACATCCTGAAGGCCGTACAAATCCCGGATTACCGCGATTATACAACCCCGCTTTATTGGATGGATTTCGGGAACACGCAGACATCGGGACAAGTCGTTCTGGGAACCGTACCGAAAAAGATAAAGCAACCCGCATCTCAGCTATATGAAACGGCAGGCTCTCTGAAAGTAATTACCCGATTGGTTAAATATGCAAGAGTAAAGGAAGAGGATTCCGGTCCGAGTTGCTCGCTGGCAGAGGCATTGGAGAGGCAGGACTTGTTCATCAACTCCACGCTGGCGCAACTCGGATGCAATATCCTTTGGAAAATGTTTAGGAACGGGATGATTGAACATCATGGGGTATTTCTGAATTTGGGAACAATGAAAGTGAATCCGATAAATATATAAACATATTCATTGAAAAACACATAAGTGTATTTGGTTGTTTGCGACGAAAGCTCTACTTTTGCACCCGAAAAACGAAAAAAGGAGTTTTGTAATCCTCATCGGAGGGCAGAATTATAGAATGCCGGATAAGATGACTGGGTAAAACCAATCAACTTGTCCGGCATTTTTTCGTTGAGTCGGAATATGAAAAATTAAGATATGGAAAGAGACGCTATTGATTTAGGAAGTGTGAATGTGTTCAAGCTATTCAACAAGTATTTCATTCCCACACTGCTGGGGATGCTGAGCATGTCGGCCGTAACGGCCATCGACGGCATCTTCGTGGGACACGGTGTGGGCAGCGACGGCGTGGCCGCCATCAACATCTGCATTCCCGTACTGATGCTGCTCATGGGCGTGGCGCTGATGCTGGGCGCAGGGTGTTCCGTCGTGGCGTCCATCCATCTGGCGCGGGGCAAACAGCGGGTCGCACGGATGAACGTGACGCAGACCCTCGTTTTCGCTACGCTGATAACGTTAGTGCCGTCGGTCGTCATCATGCTCTTTCCCGATACCATGGGACGCCTGCTCGGTTCGTCCGACCATCTGTTACCGTTGGTGAAAGACTACTTGCGGTGGTTCATTCCCTCTCTTCTGTTTGAGATGTGGATGGCCATATCGCTCTTCATCATCCGTCTGGACGGTGCGCCCAAACTGGCCATGTGGTGCAACATCATCCCGGCAGCCGTCAACATCATGCTGGACTGGCTCTTCATTTTTCCGCTGGGATTGGGTGTAACGGGTGCTGCGGCCGCCACGACAATCAGTCTGGTTATCGGCGGTGTTATCAGCATGGGGTATCTGCTATTCCGCGCACGGCACTTGCGCCCGATTATGCTCAAATGGAGCCGTAAGAGCCTGCGTCTGTCGCTGCGCAACATCGGCTACCAGTGCCGCATCGGTTCGTCTGCATTGCTGGGCGAGTGTACGATGGCCATGCTCATATTCGTCGGCAATCAGGTATTCATGCGCTATCTGGGCGATGACGGCGTGGGCGCCTTCGGAATAGCTTGCTATTACATGCCTTTCGTCTTCATGGTCGGCAACGCCATCGCGCAGTCGGCGCAACCCATCATCAGTTACAATTTCGGTGCGGGACTGCATGGCCGTGTGGCGGCAACGGAGCGGATCGCGCTGCTGACTGCCGTGGTGTGCGGCGCGGCGGTTACCTTGCTTTTCGTCTATTGTCCTGAATGGCTGGTCGGACTGTTCGTGGATCCCACGGTGGCGGCGGCACGAATCGCCATCGACGGGTTTCCGCTCGTCTCCGCAGCTTTCGTCTGCTTCATCCTGAATCTGACGGCTATAGGTTACTATCAGAGTGTGGAACGCATCCGCCCGGCCACAGCTTTCGCCCTGTTGCGCGGTATGATTTTCCTCGTTCCGAGTTTTATCCTGCTGCCCCGCGCATTGGGTGTTGCCGGCATCTGGCTGGCATTGGCGCTGTCCGAAGTGGCAACTACGGTGTGTATCGCCGTGTTTTACCTGTGGCGACAAAGAGAGACGATATGATACCGAAATGAAGCCTTGAAAATGTTTCTAAAAAAGCGGAGAACAGACACATGTCCATTCTCTGCTTTTCACGTCTTCTCATATCGGTTATTTGGCCGAATTGGCGTTCTTTTTAAGCAAGAGGTTGATGATTGCGTTTCTGTTGCGGAGGTCTTTGTCCGGTTCCAGTAGCATATTCGTAATCCTCGTTAATTAGAAAGTAAAACCGGCCCTAAAAGTCAATTTTCCGACCTTGGAATAGTTTACCGCCTCGATGCTGCCGTTCTGCAACTCCATGCGTTTGAAATCACCGCGCTGCCGACAGTAGCCGATACCGAAATTCACGCTTTTGCGGCGGCGCAAACGCAACGAGACACCCAATTCGGGCCGAAGATAGAAACCTCCGCGAGTACCATATATCCACAGGTCGCCGTGCGACGGTACATACGATTCGCTTATCTCATGATTGACGGAAACAAATAGCGGATCGTAGCCTGCGTCCAGTAAAACGTATGGCGTAATCCTCGATTTTAACAAAGAGTATTTCCCTCTGACAAACACGGGCATGGATATGCTGAAAAAGTTATCGACCGTATTGAAGCAGAAAGATACTCCGCCACCCAGAAACAGGTGTTCGCTAAACGTGTAGCCGCCGACCGGTGTCAGGGAGAATCCCGTGAAGGAAATCTTGGAACCCGCGTTTGTAAAAGCGCCGAATTCGAGCGTGAAATTACCGCCTTTATACGCCTTGTCGGAAACGTGCTGGGCTTGGACTATCTCCGCCGACGCCAAAAGACATAAGACGAACATCAAACGGAAAGTTTTCATTGTCGTAACAGTTAAAAAGTGTGTCTGGCTGTCGCAGAGCGGCCAGACCCCTCCTGCTTGATTGTCAATGTCTGGCCATTGTTTCCGCTTGCAAGAGGCAGAATCAAGATACGTTCCTTGGACATCGGATTCGCTTTTACCTCGACCAATATGCGTTTAAGTCCCTCCCGAGTGATGGTAAACCATTCGCCCTCGATGCGCAGGGGTGTGGGCACGGAACCAAACCCATCAAGAATTCCCATTTCAATTTTCAGCGTCGGATCATCGGTATCGATGCGCTTGCCATCCACGTAAACAGCCCGGTCCATCCACCAAAAATCACCTTCGGTCGTCACGGGCTGCTTGGATGCAGTGGCATCGAAAAGCAGCTCCTTTGCGGAAAGTTTTATATGATCTGTATCATCAATACCAATAGGGTCGGCTACTTCCTTATGACAGCCTGTCAGTAGAGCAGTCAAACAAATTAAAAATGCGATTATTTTCATATCAGTATGGTTTTGATTTCCCGTGTAATATTAAACGCTTTTTCAACAAGAGGAAAGGAGAATCTTTCCGAAACGGAGAAATCGGCTGCCGAAGCGCCGTTTGCGGACATCGAAAAAATGTGCAGATTGTAAAAACGAACGAGAGGAAGCCCGGTACTCGGAACTTCCTCTCGTATGAAATCTCTTGTTATAGCAGGTCGGAGACTACCTGTCGATCCACTCCTTGAGACGCTGGGCCTTCTCCTTGCTGACGATTATTTCGGCGTCGGGATAATGGTGCAGGCGCAGGACGAGTTTGCCGCCGAAATAGTTGCCCAGATAGCGGATGCTCTCCATGCAGACGATGTACTGGCGGTTGGCGCGGAAGAAGCGGGTCGGATCGAGCTGTCGTTCGAGTTCGTCCATGCTCACGGAAACAGACTCCGAGGTGCCATCGTCGAGATGCAGGCGCACGATTTTGTTTTCGGTGAATATGTGGTTTATCTCCCTTACCGAAACGGTCTTGTAGCCGTCGCGGTACGGCAGCAAGAACCGCTCGCGGTAGCGGCAACCATTAAACTTTATCATGCGCTGGGAGGTGGAGCATAAACTACAATTAATGAATGTAATAAGCGGCTGTTAAAAATTAAACGACATAAGTGGATTTTATATAAACAAAGTATTTGAAACTAATGAGGTTGTTATTACAACATAAGATATTTATTGGCTATTTTCTCTTAATGGCGGTCATAGGTTGTATGGTCGCCATCGTTTTACACGAGCGTAAACGTGTGTCGGAGATAGAGCAGGAGTCAATAACCATATTCCAGACACAAAGCAATATCAGCACCACCCATCGCCATATCACCGTGCTTGCTACTTTCGGGGAATCCGTCATGACGTGGACCGGTAAAGATTGTGAGTTATACCGTACACGTCGTCTGAAAGCGGATTCCCTGCTGCAAATTTTACGTGAACAATGCAAGGAATTTGTACGTCCGGAACAAGTGGATTCCCTCCGTTCCCAGCTGCTCAACAAGGAGGAACATCTGTTGCGGATGAAAGAAATTTTCCGGCAACAAAAACAAATCGACAGCCTGCTGGCCGGCCAATATTCACTTGTCACATCACAAGCAAATACCTCCCGTACTGTCACCCGCAAGAAAAAAGGGATAGCCGGATTATTCGGAGGCAAGGAAACCGTACAATTGCCATCCGCTAATACCAAAGTGAGAGCACGGGGCAACGAGCTTATTTCCTTGCAGGAAGAACGCAGAAGAAACATCGAGACTTATACGGACAGTCTGCGGTTGCATAACCGTGAACTCAACGGTAAGTTGCGCACGTTAATCACAAGCCTGGATGAGCAGGCATTATCCGCCCTCCGGAACAAAGAAGTCCGTTTGAAGGATTCATACGAGCATTCCACCCTTGTAATAACCGGCCTGATAATCTTCTCCATAATCCTGTTGTTTGTTTTGTATCTTATCATACAACGGGATATCAAGATTAAGGCAAGGAACAGGAAACGCCTGGAAGAAACGATAGAACAGAACAATGCGTTGCTGGAAATGCGCAAGAACATAATCCTGACCATTTCCCATGACATCCGCGCCCCGCTGAACATCATCAGCGGTAGTGCCGAGTTGGCTATGGATACCCGTGAAAAGAAACGCAGGAACAATCACATGAACAACATCAGGATTGTGTGTAAACACGTGGTACACCTGCTCAACAACCTGTTGGACGTGTACCGTCTGAACGAGGCCAAAGAAACCCGCAACGATGTGCCTTTCAGCCTTAAAGACCTGTTGGAACGTACCGTTTTCGGATTCTCCCACGTGGTCAATAACAAGGGAATCCTGTTCTGTCACGATTTCAAGGATACCGATGTCAAACTTTACGGCGATGTGGACCGCATCGAGCAGATCATAGACAACCTGCTCAGCAATGCCGTCAAATTCACAGAAACCGGTACAATAAGTTTGAATGCGAGTTATAGCGAAGGAGTGCTGCTGTTGGAGGTAAAAGATACCGGTATCGGCATGAGTGAGGAGACGCTCTCCCGTATCTTCCGTCCGTTCGAACGTTTGAGTTCAGTGGCCAACGCCCAGGGATTCGGATTGGGTCTGCCAATCACGAAAGGACTTGTCAACCTGCTTGGCGGGACCATCAATGTGACAAGCAGTATAGACCAAGGCAGCACTTTCCGCGTGACGCTTCCCATGAAGCTAACGGATGAACCGATAGAGGGCGAGAACCGGATAATCCCGCACCCGGTACACCTGCCCCAAAATGTACTTGTCATCGATGATGACACCATGTTGCTGGATGTGATAAAGGAGATGATGGAGCGGAACGGAATGAACTGTACAACCTGTGCCACTTCCAAAGAGGTCGTAAAGGCAATGCGGGGCAAGGATTATGATTTGCTGCTGTCAGACATTCAAATGCCGGGAACCAACGGCTTCGATCTGCTGACTCTGTTGCGAAACTCAAATATCGGGAACTCCCGTACCATACCCGTTGTGGCCATGACAGCACGCGGTGACAGTGACAAGGAGGCATTTCTCCATGCCGGATTTACAGACTATATCTACAAGCCTTTCTCTTCCTCCGAGTTGCTCAGCCTGCTTTCAACGATAAGAAGAAACCGACAGGAAGAGACCCATAGCGTCGATTTCAGTCTGATACTCTCTGAAGTCAGCGACAAGTCGAAAACGCTTCTTTCCTTTATATCCCAGTCGGAAAAAGACCGGGAGGAACTCGGTACGGCAATGAAAAACGGTGACAGGCAGAAATTGCGTGAAATCACCCACCGGATGCAACCGATGTGGGAATTGCTGCAAATGGAAGAAGCCTTGTCGGCTTATCGCGCTTTACTGAAAAACGAGACTATAAACGATAAGATATTGAATGAACATACCCGACAGATTATGGATTACGCCGCCATACTTATTAAAGTGGCGGAAGCCGAGATAAAAAGAATGACGAATGAAACGGAAGATACTGATAGTTGAAGACAATGTAGGTCTGTCACAGATGCAGAAAGACTGGCTCGCCCAGGCGGGTTATGATGCCGTGACGGCCATGAATGAGCCGATAGCACGCTCGTTGATACGCAGAACGCAGTTCGACCTGATATTGTCGGATGTGCGATTGCCGGAGGGGGACGGCATTTCCCTGCTGGAATGGTTGCGCAAGGAAAGAAAGGACATCCCGTTTATCCTGACCACGGAATATGTTTCCGTTTCGGATGTGGTGCGTACCATCAAACTCGGAGCCAGGGATTACCTGCCCAAACCGGTACACAGGGAGCATCTGCTGGAGTTGGCTGAAGATGTGTTCCGCCCAGTGGCTACGGTGCGCAGGAAAGAGAAGGAGCTGTTTCACCGTACAAGCCCCAAGATTCTGCAAGCGGAAAAGTTTGCCAGGCTGGTTGCTCCGTCCGATATGTCGGTAATGATTCTCGGTGCCAACGGAACCGGCAAAGAATCGATAGCACAAACCATCCATAACAACAGCGAACGCTGGAATATGCCGTTCGTCGCGGTAAACTGCGGGGCGTTGCCGCGTGAACTGGCCGCCTCGCTCTTCTTCGGGCACGAGAAAGGGGCGTTTACCGGTGCCGACAGCGCCAAGACCGGATATTTCGACATGGCGAAAGGCGGCACGCTGTTTCTGGACGAGATCGGGACGATGTCCTACGAGATACAGTCCTTGCTCCTGCGGGTATTGCAGGAGAATACCTATGCTTCGGTAGGCGGCAGGGAGCGGACAGCCGATGTGCGGATAATTGCCGCCACGAACGAGGATATGCAACTGGCCATCCGGGAGGGACGTTTCAGGGAAGACCTTTACCACCGGCTGAACGAGTTCGAGATTCGGCAGCCGTCGTTGGCGGAGTGTCCTGAAGACATCCTGCCGCTGGCCGAATTTTTCCGTGAACGTCATTCCAAAGAACTGAAACGGGAAACGCAAGGCTTTACGGACGATGCCAGGCGCAGGATGCTTGCCTATCACTGGCCGGGCAACGTGCGGGAGTTGCAGAACCGGATCAAACGTGCCGTGCTGGTCACGGAAACGCCGATGCTGAATATGGAAGCGTTGGATATGGAAATACGTCCAAGTGTAAATGACGATGCGCCTTCACGTGCCGTCCTGCCTCTGAGAGATGAATCGATGGAGAAAGAGAGCATTATCAATGCTCTGAAGGTTTGCAACGGACACCGGGAACAAGCCGCGGCGATGCTGAATATCAATCCGGCAACGCTGTACCGGAAAATGAAGAAATACGGGCTGAAGTGAAATAGATAACCGCAATTAATGGAAATATCGCTGAATATATGTAATTTTGCAATTAAATAGAAAAAATCGGCATACTGCCAATAGGGCAGTTACCGACTATATAACATAAGAGCGCAAGCTTCTCGGACAGAAATCTGGTAAATTGACGTTAAAGGAGAGTGATTGCGTAATGCTTATGCTATGCTTTGTCATAGCGTGGTATTGCGTATTCTCCTTTAGGCTTTACCAGAGCCTCTGTCTGAGTGCGTGGTTACCACGCTTCTTTTTTAGACAGACGGCATGGCAAAGATACAGGCAGTAACGGTGATGACATTGGACGGGTTCCTTCCGGAATCCGATAACGAGTCGATGCAATGGGTAATGGACCACAGGAAAGGTTTTGCCCATTGGCGTGAACGCTGTGACGCAAGGATTTTACCCCATTCCATTCTGGACCTGCTGTGCGAGAAAGACGGCAAAGACAATACCTTTACCTATCTGGCTGAAGTTTCCGATTCCGAATCGTTGGAACTGCTCCGTGGACTCTTCCACTACAACCTCGTGGACGAACTGGTCATCTACCTGCTTCCCATTTCCTCCAATCGGGGAACTTCCATACAAAGCATTCTTCCCGCTCTGCAATGGCGGTTGCATAAAGCCACTACCTTTTCTAACGGCATCTGCCGATTGATTTATCGCAACCCTCGCAAGATGTAACTTGCACATTGCGGGAATCCTTGCATTCTGCAAGACCGTTTTTTATCTCAATTTTTTCTTCGATAATTTTTATTTCGCTGTATTTCAGTGGAATGCCTGTGCCATTCCGTGAAATGCAGGGTCATTGGTACGCCATTAGCCCTATATCATAGTATAACCTGTTGCGCGACAAGGTGTAATCAGTCATTATTTACACTCAAAAGACAGATCATATTATGATACAGATAGACCGTGAGACGTTCCAGATGATGCTTCACCAAATCATGGAACGGTTCGACAAGATTGAAGACAAACTGGGCCGCATGAACCGGCAGACCTCCGCCCTTGACGGCGACAAGCTGCTGGATAACCAAGATATGTGCGAGTTGCTCGGTATCACGAAACGCACCCTTGCACGATACCGACAGAAAAAACTCGTGACTTATTACATGATAGATGGGCGTACCTATTACAAATCATCCGAGGTCAAGGAGTTTCTAAACCGTAAAGGCAGGCTCTCCCTCGCGGAAATGGAGCGAAATAAAATCAACGTTTAACAAATTAAAATGAAGAATTACGATGGAAATTATCAGTATGGACATCCGGACTTTCGACGCGCTCATGGCGCGTGTGAAAACCATCGAGGAAAAGGCCGACATGCTCTGCAAACGGCAGGAAGACCTCGGCTTGAAAAAATGGTTGGACAACCAGGAGGTATGCGACATTCTCGGCATATCGAAGCGTACCCTACAGGAGTACCGGGCCAAAGGATTACTGCCTTTCGGCAGGATCAAGAACAAGCTGTTCTACAAGCCGGAAGATGTGGAGAAAGTATTACAATCGTATTATCATGCAAATTCAAAGAAACTATGAGCCATTATTTCATCGATAAACAAGACCCGCGTGTGGCCGACCTTCTCCTCCGTCTGGAGAATACCGGCAGGGCACTGAAGAAAATGGAACCGAACTGTCAACGCTCGTTCAACGGCGAACGTTTCATGAATGATGTGGAATTGGCAAAATTCCTGCGTATCAGCCGCCGCACCTTGCAGGAATACCGTTCATTGCGCATCCTGCCTTACTACCTGATACAAGGCAAGGTGCTGTACAAGGAATCGGAAATTCAGCAACTGCTGGAAGAGGCGCATAGAAAGTGCCTTGACGAACAACGGAAATGGTTATGACCTGAGCAAGCGGTTCCAACGGAACAGTACGAGAGGAACAGCCCGGCAACACGGATTGTTCCTCTTATTTTTATTATCGTTTGTTTATACAGTCTTTCTTTTCCGCTTGGGCTTGGCGATAACTTCTTCTTCGTAGAGGTTTATCGGTCGCTTTGCCGACATTTCCCGCAACGCTCTTGTGTCCTCGTCCACTTTCCGGCTTTCCACTTCGGCATATATTTGGGTAGTCGTGATACTGGTGTGTCCCATCATGCGGCTCACAGTTTCTATCGGAATACCCAGCGAGAGCGTGATATGCGTTCCGAAATTATGCCTCGCCTTGTGGAAAGTCATGTAGAATCCGTATTGTTCACCGACCTCTTTCGTGAGTTTAATCAGGTAACTACGGCAATACACGTTGAAAATCTTATCGCTACGCCGTTCCGGCTTGTATTTCTCTATAATCCGCAAGGGAATATCCAGCAACCGGACATAAGAGGCGACATCCGTTTTTTTTCGCCGGATACGAATCCACTGACTTCTGTCCTCCTTCTGTATGATATCCTTTTCCGACAAGCGTTTCAGGTCAGCATAAGCCAGACCGGTGAACGTCGAAAAGATGAACCAGTCGCGGACACGTTGCAGGTTGGGTTGATCGAGTTGTGTCGCCATCAGTTTCGTCAGGTCCTCGTATTTCAGATGACGGCTTTTGCGCTTCGGCAGGGCCGGATGCAGTTCATCGTAAGGATCACGACGTAATGTTCCCTGGCTCAATGCGCGTTTAGTCATCTTTTTCAAGCGGTACAGATGTTCATGTACGGTCTTCTGCTGCATACCGCAATCGCTTCGCAGGTACAACTCGAAATCATCATAAAAATCCTGGTCGAGACTTTTCAAGGTGACATCTTCCGTTTTCTTTTTATCCCGTATAAACTCATGCAAATGTTTGTAGGAACGGGTATAGCTTTCGTAACTCCCTTTCTCCCGGTCCACACCGATTCTTTTCTTGAACTCCTCGTTATGTTCCCTGAACAATGCCAGCAAGGTCAATTTCTTCTCACCGATACCCAGCATGGCATTCTTGATCAATTCCGCCGTAACGAAACCAAGGCTGTTTTTGATACGCTTGTAATGCCCCCGGATTTGTTTGTCCAGGTCGTCTATGGCACGATTTACGGTAAGGGCGTTTTCGCTTCTGCCGTCGGCACGTCCCGTTTCCGGATTCCACAGGGCGGGATTTACCGCTACCTTAATGCCGATTTGTTCCCAATTGGCATCGACACTTACCTTGCACAACAGCTGACACGTTCCATCCTTGCGTACCTTTGTACGGTTGATATAGAACAGGATTGCAAACGTGCTGCGGTGCTTTATCTCTTTATTCCGAATGTTATTATTTATGTTCATGGCTGATAAATTTGATATTCGACATACAAGCTAAATGGCAACCGAGAACCGCTCGGCAATCTTGGCATCAAGCATACGGGTGTCGTTCTCTACTTTGTCATCGGTCACATGGGCATAAATCTGGGTGGTGCTTATCCGTTCATGCCCCAATATCTTGCTCACGGTTTCAAGCGGGACTCCGTTCGACAGAAGTACGGTCGTTGCGTTGGTATGGCGGGCCTGATGGAATACGAGCCGTTGCTCGATACCACACAAGTCGGCAATGGTTTTCAGCGCATTATTCAATTCGCTGTTGCTGTACATCGGCAGCAGTTTCCCTTCCGGTGCGGCATCCCTGTACTTTTCAAGGATATAGAGCGGAATATCCAGCAAGGGGACCTCATAGCTGATTTTTGTTTTCTTGCGGGAGGTCTTAATCCATAAAGTGCCGTCCTCGGCAGCCACGAGATCTCCATCCGACAAGCGGCACATATCCCCGTATGGAATCCCGGTAAAGCAGGAAAAAAGGAACAGGTCGCGGATATGGTAGAGTTTCCTGTTATGGAGCGGTGTTGACATGATGCGTTCCAATTCCTGCTCCGTGAGATACTTTATTTCCCTTGCCGGTCTTTCCGCCTCATAGCCGGCAAACGGATTGGACGTCAGAATACCTGCCGACTTCGCTCTCCGGATAACCGTCATAAGCAATGTGGTCAGATGTAAGATGGTTCCAGCACCCAGGCGGCAGTCCGTCCGCAGGTGCAGGTCATACTTGTCGATGAAAGACCTGTCCAACGCCGTGAACGGAATGTCTGACAAGTTGTATTCCTTATTGAGAAACTGCATAAGATGGCTGCAAGCATACTTGTAGGATGTGGCCGTGCCTTCCACGCGATTGACTCCGACTTTCTTCTCGAATTTCTTTATGAAACGGAGGAAGAACGCCACCAAAGTTTCCTGCCCGTAGGCCATGCCCAAAAGGATACATTTCACCTCCTCGGCTGATACTTTCTCCTGGAGGGCAAACAAGTCCTGATAGATGGAGAGTGCCGAAGCGCGTATCTCGTCCAATTGCCGGTTGATTTCCCTTGACCTTGCACTCTTCCCCGTGGCACGACCGCAAAGCCATGCCGATTCCGGAGCCGTCATCTTCACGCTGAAGGCCGCCTCGGAATACTTGCCTACATTCAACCTGCCCATAATCGGGCACTCTCCCTGCTCGTCCGCTTCGCTCTTTTTCAGGTAGAACGAAACCCTTACATCTTCTTGATTCATAGCTCTATACTTTTAATTGCAAAATTAACCGGTATAGAGTTACCTGTCAGCATGAAAAATATGGCAGAACATAGAAACAGACCCTTGAAACATAGAACAATAGGCATATTTGGTCGATACACGGAAAATTATGCGTATCTTTGTTCTCGCAAACAAGGGTTCTTTGAGATGACGGAGGCGAAATCAGGGTGGTTTCACGTTTCATTTTCGATGTCGTTCGACACTAAAAAAGGCAACGGATAGGTAGCAAAATCACCTCACAACTCCTCGACATACCGCTTTTTCAGTAAAAGGAAGAACATTGTCATTCAACACCCAATCCCTTTAGCCTCCAATCACTTACTTTATTCCGCCAAAATCTGCCTGAATCTCACGAATTCTTCGTATATTTGCATCGTAATTAAGTCTTAAACGCTATGAGCTACAAATCAGTTAAAGACGTTGTAACGCTGCTTACTGAAAATGGCTTTTGGTTCGTGAGGCAGAAAGGCAGTCACATGGTTTACACTGATGGTAGCCATGTAGTGATTGTCCCCGACCACGGCAAGAAAGGCGTTGAGAAAGGCACTTATTACAACATTCTGAGGCAAGCGGGGCTAAAATAGCCCCCGCCTCTTTTGTTTAACGATAAAAAGGAGGTCAGTATGAAAACCGTAGAAGTGATTGTAGAACATGCTGGAAATAATCTTAGTGCTTACATTGAAGGTGCTCCGGTGATAACGGTTGGCAACGATGTGAAGGAAATCGAGAAGAACATGAAGGAAGCTGTTGAACTATACCTGGAGTCATGCAAGGAGATGAACATCGCTCCAGTGGAAATTTTGCAGGGAGAGTTCACATTGAAGTTCAAGATAGATGCTGCCACTTTCATCAACTATTACAGCAGTATCTTTACTAAAGCTGCTTTGAGCCGGATAACTGGAATTAATGAGCGTCAGTTGTGGCATTATGCGGCTGGAGTACACAAACCCCGTAAACAGCAGTTGGAGAAGATTCAGAAAGGTATTAACGCGCTGACAGAGGAACTGGCAGCTATAAATTTGTTATGATTATTAATTAAATATAATGGAGGATAGTACAATGAAAGCAAAAGATGTAAATCCAAGTAATTTTAAGGTTGAGAATGTTGTATTTGAAAATGATGATTTTTCTATAGCGATAGGTATTTGGGAAAATGGGGAAAGAAGAATGGCAATGAGATGGAATGGCTATGGAGATGATCCCGGATACCCAAAATTATTTAAAAATCCAGTCTGGTTCATGGTTGATGACTCTTTAATTTTACCTTTCCTGAATGCTTTGAGGAACGTAAAAGATTCTGACAAAAAAGAAATAGAAGCAGCTATATTGAAATTTTAAAAGTATAATTGAATGATGTTCCAGCGTGATTACCCTAGTAGTCACGCTTTCTTTTTGTCTAAAAACGAACATTCCCCTAATTGTTTCGTATCGTTAGCCTTAAAATTTCCCCTTCCCTTTCTCTATAAGTAAATTTACCGTATGAAATTATTAATCAAACTCATACGGTATGACAATCTTTGAACAAATCTTGGCAGGACTGCAACAGAAATTCGCTGGGGTGGACACTGCCACACTCACCCGTATCGCCACAAAGAAGGCAGAGGGTGTAACGGACGAAACGAAGGTGACCTCCATCGTTGAGGGTATCTCATTTCAGGACGTGATGCAAAACTATGGTGATTTCCGTGCAGGACAGGCGCAGACTTCCGCTGTTTCAAACTACGAGAAGAAGCATGGACTGAAAGACGGAAAACCAATCGAGAATCCGAAACCAGAACCACCGAAACCAAACGACCCTCCAAAGCCGCAGGAGACAGACATCGCAAAGATGATTGCCGATGGCATTGCCGCCGGTATCAAGCCGTTTGCCGACAAGCTGGCCAAAATGGAGGAAAATGAAGCGCAGGCGCAGCGCAATTCTCAGATTTCAGCAGTGGCGAAGAAGTACGGTATTCCCGAATTTATGCTGAAAGACCGCAACATTCCTGAGAACACGGACTTGGATACTTATTTCAAGGACATGAAGCAGGATATGTCTAACAACGGGTTTCAGTTCTCCAAAGCTCCTGAGACTGCCGAACAGAAGCAGGAGAAAGAAGCGAGTGAGTTCGCCAAAATGATTGAGGCGGACACAAAATCTATTGTCGAACAACAAAACAAGTAATTTATGTCAGCAGGATACAAGTATTACATGGAGCCTGAACCGTCCATCGAGGAACGCTATGATGTTTCTACCGGAGTAAGACGCAGAGGGCCTTACAAGCTGGATACGACCAACCTTGTTGCTGGTTCATTTCTTCCATCCTTCACTCCCATTGCCGCCGACTTAGTAAAGAAAACCGCTCAGGTGGCCATCCGTGTAGAAGTCTATGAAAAGTTTACCACCGGTTCCAATACCACTTTGAAGATCAAGAAAAACTCTTTGGCTTATGTGGGTATGCATCTGGGTAATGGTTCTCATGGAGCTACCATCAACAGTATTGACAAATCAGACAAAGCTTTCGATAAGTTGACACTGGCTGCCGACTTTGGCGAAACAGTGGAAGTTGGTACTGTACTCTATGAAGCTACAGCTGTAAGCGGTACTACTCCAAAGGTAGTTGCTAACTCAGCTTTGTACGGAAGAGTACAAGTAGAAGAAGGCGTTGTATTAGTTGCTCTTTTGATGCGAGCATTTGAAATTGAGCCTACCAAATTGGCTATGCCTTTCTCTGACATTGATAAGGCTAACATGCCGCATTTCCAGTTCAACGCTGCAGGCGTGCAATCCCCGGCTGGTGTTTCGTATGAACTGCCAGAAGCTTCTGATTCTGTGATGGGAGGTATTCAGTTGGGATTCTCTCAAAGCGGAAAGAAATATCCAGTAGCATTGGAAGGTGGAAAGGCGTATGTAGAAGTACCTTGGACGGACAATAACACTACCTATCAGGCAGCTAACTCAAGTACCTTGGGATTGGTAAAGCAGGGTGCAAAAGTTGATGATGCAGCAGGTGGTGATGAGAAAGATAAAATTAATGCTCTTCTAGCATCGTTGAGAGCAGCAGGTATAATTGCAAGCAAATAAAGAAAGGAGGACTAATATATGATGCTAACTATTCATACTCTGTTTAACGACCCCAACATCGTTAACGCCGTTATTCAGCGTGTCCTTCAGACTCGTAAGGATACAATCTACTGGCAGCAGTACCTCGATTTCCGTAGAACGACTACTCGTGTGTTCAAGGACTACATCGGACAAGTTACGGGCGTGATGGCCGGTTCTATCAACTCTCGTTATGGTGAGAAGCCTATCCGTGAACGCCGGAATATCGGCTCAGGATATGGTGAAATCGCTTATCTTGGCGATGCTTACCAGATTTCCATTGACCGCTTGTCTGAGCTTCAGGACTTGATTGACAAGTTCAATGCAGCTAAACCTGCCGACCAGGTAGCAGCCATGCAGGAAATCGTGAACTTCATCTATGATGATTACCGTCAGGTACTTTTGGCAGCCCACAAGCGCATGGATATTATTGTAGGTTCACTTCTGATGACCGGAGAAGCAACAGTCAAGAATAAGGATGACAATGCCGGAGGCGTTGACCTTCTCGACATTGAATTGCCGTTCAAGTTCATCAAGCCTGATACTGGTGCGAAGACGAACTTCATCACCTATTTGCAGCAGCAGATTAATGCTCTGAAAGCTGATTATGGAAACTTCCAGAAGATGATTATGTCCCGAGGAACTTTCGTGAAGAATATCATCGGGTCGGCTGAGTTTGGTGACAAGTTCAAGATGCAGCTTACAGGAAATGAAATGTACCTTTCAACCGGTTTGATTACATCTCAACTGGCTTCCCAAGTGTTCACTGGCATCGGGCTTCCGGCCATTGAAATCAAGGAAGATTACGTAAAAGACCAGACCGGAAAGAACGTGCAGATTTACGCCGACGACCGTATCACCTTGCTTCCGCAGGATAAGGTCGGTTATATGCGTTTCCACACTCCATACGAAGCAGTGGACGGCGTACCGGGACGTAACTACACCCAGGCAGACGGTGATATGCTTATTTCCGGTTACAAGGACAAGAACGGTCGTTATCTGGAATACACCGCAGAGTGGATTCCTCAGATTACGAACCCGAATCTGATTGTGAACTTTGATTTGTCAACCATGAACGCATGACAGTAAATGACTACATATCACAGAAGTTTCAGACCTTCGGCATCAACTTGTCGGAGGCTGACCTTTTGGAGATAAGTTTTTCTTCAGAAGTAAGCGGAGAGGATGAGATGGGCCCGTCAAACATCGGACTTGTTTCAGTGGCTATGGCGAAGTTCATCCCCTCTCTATTACTCCGTGCCACTTCCATCAGTGAGAACGGTTTCTCTATGTCATGGGATACAAAAGGCGTAAAGGAATACTATTCTTTCTTGTGCAAGAAGTATGGTCTTGAAGATACGTTAAGCGATAAACCTAAAGTCAGATTCCTATGATATTTGCTCCACATACATTACAGGTTAAGGTCTTTACTCCGATGGAAACAGACGAGTTTGGCCGACCTATCCCCGGAACCGGTGGTGAAAGCTGGCAGGACGTGTGTAAATGCCGTTGTGATGATAACTCGACCAAGGAGTTTACTTCGGAGAACGGTGAGGTGTTCCGACCGAATTATCACGTAGTCTGTGAGAAGAAAATCTCACTGAGTGCTGGTGATGAAGTCAGATGTATGGACGGTGAGAATGTCCGTGGAACTGGCAAAGTTTACATGGTGAAGAATACAAACTATTTTGGTTACTCAGAGATATGGATGTGAAGTTTGATTTTTCGGACGTGGATAGCTTTTTCGAACAAGGTTATGCCGAGGTGAAAGCCGTTGAGGAGAAGGTTGGTAAAGAGGCTGTCGATTACGCTGTAAAGAATGGCAACTATCAGAACCGGACTGGAACACTCCGTAAGTCAAATAAGTATTCAGTTGAGGATGACGGATTGGTGATTAGAAACGATGCTGAGTATGCCTCGCACGTCGAATCTAAAGGCTATGAAGTATCAACTGGTGCGGCTCTATACGCTGAGAAACGATTGAAGGAGGAAGTCAAATGATAGTAACTACCGACATCGCGAACATACTCTACCGTGATTGCCAGCCTTTCGGTATTCCCATCGTTCCTCACGGCAAGAAGCTGACGGGCGAATTGAAATCCGAAAGGATTGTCATTCATGCCAAGAAACAACAGCCAAGCAAATATTGGAAGAAATCTTTCGTAGAAGTGAACCTTTGTGTTCCCGACCTGAAAGACGGTGAAGCCAACACCATCCGTCTGAACGAGCTGGAGAAACAGGCGCAAGAATTGTTTGACGGAATAACCGGACGCTATGATGGTACCACCTATCATTATTCCATCGAGTCAATCGGAACTGAGGAGGACACATCCTTAAAGTGTCACTATGTGAATGTAAGAATTTTGTTTGAAGTTTTAAATGTGAAATAATATGGCAGAATCAAAGAAAATCACCGCCGTGAATATCAAGAAACTTTGGTATGGCGAGACAAATGCTATCACAGCAGATTTGACTGGGCAGGCTTTATATACTCTTTTACAAGGTGAAACCTTAAAAGAGGTTAAGAATATCCATCAGGATACATGGACACTTGAAGAAGCGGAAGCAAGCCGCACTAACTACAAGAACCAGCTTACCGGTCAGACTTATCGTAGTGATAAGGAAATGGGCGATGTAACCGTGAACTTCACCATTGGTGAGTACGACTATCCGACCAAGAAAGACCTCATGGGTGGTGATGTAATTAACACTGATAAGGGTTGGAAACGAGCAAGAGGCAAGGTAAACATTGAGAAGTTACTTGTCGCTTTGACTGACGATGACCAGTATTGTGTGATTCCCCGTGCTGACATCGGTGCACGTGAAGCCACAACAGACAAGGCTGTCGGTATTCCTGTAAGTGCGGTGGAACTGGAACCACAAAATGCAGAAGTTGCACCGGAATACTGGTTTGACTCATCTGAAGTAAAAGCAGGTGCTTAATGCCTATCCAATAGGTAGAGATTGAATTCCATAACAGGGGTGGGCTTTATGGCTTCACCCCTTAATTTTTATCTTTTATCAGAATGAATCAAGGAGCAAAAATAGTAACTGAATCCATTATCGGAAGTGATTTCAGAACGGTGTTTGTCGCTGGGAAAGCCTACACGGTCTACCCTCCTACTATCCACAAGCTGGCCGGGGCAATCTCCCATTTGTCAGGCGTACAAGAAGCAGACAATTTGAAAGAAGTGCTTCTCTCCCTTGGAGAAAGCGAGGCTTACAGCAAGGCTCTCTCCTGGCTGATAGCTGGTGACGAAAACTTGAGTGAAGAACTGGCAAAAGGAACATACGAAGAAAACGTAAATGCTTTAGATGAAGCACTCTCTATGATTGACTCAAAGGTTTTTCTCAAAGCTGTCAGCTTGGCGAGGAACGTAAGTCTGCTGGCAGCGAAACCGAGGTCGTAGGAAATGATACTCTCTTGGGACAGATTGCATCGTTCATGGAAAATCTGCATCTGTCATACCGGGAAGTGGTCTATGAGATACCATACAGGAATTTAGTATTAATGCAGCGTGACAAGCTCCATACAGTTACCGGTACCAAGGTTACAAAGGTGAAGGGTAAGGACATGGCTTCGCGCAGAAGAAGAAACAAGAAATAGATATGGCTACACTCATAATAAAAAATATACCTATTAGAATTGCATTATTCTGTAAAAATAATATTTTTGCGTTATCAAATATTATTTTTACACAAATGAGAAAATGCAAGTGGGTAATATATACAGTTATTATAGGACTAATTCCCATATTCTTAAGGATAATTATGTGCCTGTTTTCACTTAATAAAGATTGGGAACAATTGATAAGTCCTGTGGATGTCGCGTTCTTTGGACTTACTTTAAATTTGACAAATTTAAACGAGTTAAATGGAGAAACAGAACTGACTCCAAAAGAAAAATCAACATTTATTGGTTATTCTGTTATCTTCATTGTTATACTGTCAGCGATTGTTGGTGTATTATACTTTGCGGAACAAACAAAAGGATACATTGTTGATAAAACCGTTGTATTTGTTTGTTCGATTTTATTATGCATAGTTTCTTACTTGTTTAGTAATGCTATTATGAACAAATTAAATTCTTTAGACAATGGGAACAATTGATATTATATTATTAGCATTGACTATTATTGTTTGCCTGTCTGGAGGATATGTAGCAATTAAGTCAATTATGGAAAGCCGAAATAAGAGTATAAAACAATTTAATAAAAATAGAGAAGATCGAAGAAAGGAATTTGAAAATGGATAATATTAAGTCATTTATTTATTTGGATGAATATAAAATGTACTCTATATCTTCCCAACTTTTTGAAGGATTAACAGAATATATATTAAGTGGTGAAAAAGAATCCATCACAGAATCTGAACAACAAAAAGGTAGCTTGGGTAGTGGTAGAGTTATGGGAGATATTCTCGTCAAAGAAAAGGATTCTTCTGAAAAACGTTTTTTACATGATTATGCTTTTGAATTATTAGAAAAAGAATTAGAAGCAAGAGGAAAGTTATATACTCCATGTAATACTGACACAATTGAAGATATTATTGATAAAAGCTTTATAAGAATTAAAGGAAAAATATTTTTCAATGACTACAAGGCTTCAACAGATACTTTGCTAAATTTTAATACATTAGGTGAGGGACTTGGTTATATCCAATATTTTGACAATTCAGGAAAAGTAAAGGATGAATTAAAAGAACTAACAAATAAGGCTAAAGATAGAGAGCAAAGGAACAAAGTTGGGCTTCTAAAAAAAGAAATCGATAAAAGGTTTGAAGAATATTTAAAAGGTAATGGTTTAAGATTAGATGAGAAGTGGCTCGATCATTTAAAAAATATCGTGTTATACGGCTATAAAAACAATCTTGAAATCTTACTCCCTGCTCCTAACAATATTTTATTTTCATCTGTACTAAATAGAGATTTTTTAAAAGAAAATATAGATTCATTGATATACAAGTATTCTAGAAAGAGCGAAGTTGAATTTACAATTATTGGTACTATTACACAAATAGGTAATAGTAGAGCAAATTTGGATGATGTTCATGGAGAGGGGAATGCGTTTAAATCAGCTAATCGAAATATCCTCAACATATTAGCAAAGTTGGAAGATTCCTTTACCAGTAGATTAGAAAATGAATGTATAATTGACCCAATAGCTATATATCGGGAGTTGTGATTTTCCTTATTAATAAAGCCGGATAATTTCCGGCTTTATTTTGATTCCATTTCCATTATTGTACTTTTTATAGCATTTACGTGTTCTAAATGGCAGGCTCTTGATATTAGATGGATATAAATATGCCTATCTGCTTTAATTTCAATAGGCGTATTTATTATGTTGATAATACTATTTGATGATATATACTTATCAAACATTCTTGAGAATAGGAGACTTCTGAACTTTTGAGGCGTCAAAGCCTTATCCCTTCTTGGAATATCATGCATATCATCACAATAAAAATACAATATAAGGTTATTGTTATCATTAAGAACTTTGCCTATGATATCTGATATTTTAAGCAATATTCCAATATCGGTTGGATTCTCCCCTTTAACCCTCTCTAAGGTAACATCTGCTATTTCTATATCCCGAATTGATTTACGCACTTCACACGGAATTATATCTTGGTTGAAAGGAGACAATATAATTCGATATTCATCATTCGATTTTGAACTAATAGAAATGGAAATTTCCTCCATCTAAAAAAATTATGCTTTTATTTCGATATTAAATGCTTTTTGATTGCGCAATTTTTCTTGCTGAGATAATTTCCTGTCTCTCAGTTGATTTATAAAGTTTAATAAGCCCTTAGAAGGTTTCTCTATTATCAATGTCTCTTGTGTATAAGTAGAAGTTTTCATATCCAGTAATGTAACTTTGTTACGAAATGATGTTGCAAATATAACAATAAACATCAAACAATAGCATTATTATGAGTAGCAACATTATGATTTTAACTATTATTACTAATAATATTATCATCAATAGCAATATTAGTTCTAATAAGATGTACTTTATGGTTTATAAAGTTTAATGAAGAAGACAGTAATAGAGAAAGTGTTTTTATTCTTTATCTCATTATAAAAAATAAATTAACCCCGAACCTCAAGGAACGGGGATGGAACGGTTATTTATAGTATATAATTTTATAATCATTCAGTTCAGATAAACTATTAGAATCATATACAACTAACTTCCCTTTTATTAAAAGTATTACTTCATTATCCATCAATTTGGGAACTAAACTTTGTGCCATATTTTTCTCCTCTTCTGAAACATCTTTTCCCCATGTTCCTTTTAAAAGGTTAATGGCATTTTCATTAGGAATTTTATTGTGTTTAGCTATTGTTTTCTGCTGGATTTCTTTTTCAATAATGCTCCTTATCCTGCTAATGTCGTTTGTCATTCCCCATATTTTGAAGAATAGGATAATTTGTAAGATGCCGAATACCAGCATAACAATAGAAAGAAATTCCATCATAGTCTTTCGTTTTTAATGATTATACATTCGGATTCAATTTTATCTCCTTTCCGCAATGAGGGCAATGTATAACCCCCTCTTTAGGTTTTTCAAAGAGTTCTGTTACTGGCACGCCTAAAGCAGCGGCGATTTGTTCTAATCTCTTTAATGGTGGGTTTCCATTATCTCCCATGGCGATACTTAACCCAGTTTCAGTCATACCGATTTTTGAAGCCAGTTCTTTTGCGGTAATTCCTTTTTCTCGCAACAATTCTTTAATTCTCATTTAAATTTGATTTTATAGTACAAAAATATCTATTACTTAAATAATAGGCAAATAATTTAAATGTCAATTTTATATTTAACTTTTATTGTCTATAAAGACTTGTGATATAATTTAAATATCAGTTATATTTGCGGTGTAAAATTTAAACAGCATTTAAAGAACTGATAAATATAAGAACTATGGCAACAGAAAAGAGAAACCTATTAAAAGAGATTATGAGCCTTGCTTGGTCATTTGCACGCAAGAACGGTTATTCAATGAGTGAAGCTTTGAAATGTGCGTGGACTAATATCAAACTTCGTGCATTGCTTCATAAAAAAGTGGTTGAGTTCTATTTCAAAAAAACAGACGGCACGCTGCGTCAGGCTTTCGGTACTTTAATGAGTGGTAGAATACCAGAAACAAAGGGTACAAAGAAAACAGCAGATAACTGCCAAGTGTACTTCGATTGTGAAAAAGAAGAATGGCGTTGTTTCAAAAAATGCAACCTTATGAAGATAGCTTAGTATTAACATTAAAACAATATAGATATGGATTTTTCAGAACTTAGTAAAAAAATGGGTGGTCTTACTGCAGAGCAAATTTTTGAGTTAGCCACACTTGGTAAAGGTATTTTAAACATGTATGGCAGTGTAGACTTGGCTTCTAACCTAACTAACCTTGTAAGCCATATAATTACAGTTGATGATTTTGATATCGAAGAAAATAAGTATGCGATTGATGCTGTTTTACGTATATCAAAAATGCTGTCAGATTTAAACGCAAAATGTTGGGGTGAGCGAAAAACAATGCTCGGACTTACTGGCGTACATATGGATAATGCAATCTATGGATTAGGTAATGCAGAAAAGATAGAAGATATAAATCTAGTCAGAAAAGCATCATAAAAACTCTCACACACGATTATGATTCTTAGAATAAGACCGCCACCTTATTGTCAATAGCGAGAATTTAATAATATCATTAACTTAAAAGTTTCATTATGAGCAAGAGATTTAAACTAGCAGTATTGCCTAAAGAAAAGCAACTGGATAATGTCAAGTATGCTTTGAGAATTGAAAATCCATCTGCACTAGGTAATGTATATGGATTAACAGAAGAAGAACTAAAAGAACTTCAAAGTCTTATTAATGAGTCATTGAAACAGTAAAAATGGATATAACGGTTATCAGACCACCACCGATAATTTACCTGCACACAATTATTTTGAAACAATCAGCCAAATGTTTGTTCTAAACACGGTAATCTTTAGGACAAATATTTGGCGGTTGGTAACTTTGCTTTAGAACAAAATGCGCTTCGTGGCTGTAGCGTTACAAAGATATTCAAGGCATTTCTTTCAAGGGGTAAACAGCCACTTTAGACCTCTTATAAGATTTGCCTTTTTATATGTCAGGCGTGATAGGTCAAGGCAAGCCATTCAGGTGTGCATGGGTTCAAATCCCAGCTTGCTACAAATTCAGTCAAAATAAAATCCCCAAAGGCGGAAGTGACTGAGCTGCCAATGGGGATATGTCAAATTTCAAATTTGGACAAAAATATGAATAAAATCCAGATTTTCCAAAATGAGCAATTTGGAAAGGTGAGAATTACTATGAATGAGAATGATGAACCGTTATTTTGCTTGGCAGATGTAGCAAAAGCACTTGGCTATTCAAACCCTGCAAAAGCGGTTATAGACCATTGCAAGGGGGTTACTGTTTTGGAAACCCCTACTCAGAGTGGTATACAACCTATAAAATATGGCAAAGAGAGCGAAGTTTATAGATTAACAATGAAATCAAAACTGCCCAATGCAGAAAAATTTCAAGATTGGGTTTGTGATGAAGTTCTACCCTCAATTCGCAAGCATGGTGCATACATGACACAAGAAACGCTTGAAAAGGCTTTGACCTCACCTGATTTCTTAATTCGGCTTGCAACCAACCTGAAAGAAGAAAAGCAGAAACGAATTGAAGCCGAACAAAAGGCAGAACTTGCAGAACAAACAATAAAGTCCAATGCACCTAAAGTCCTATTTGCTGATGCAGTTTCAACTTCTCAACGTTCATGCTTGGTAGCCGAGCTTGCAAAGATATTGCAACAGAATGGCGTGAATATAGGTCAGAACCGTTTGTTCACTTGGATGCGTGAAAATGGCTACTTATGCTCAAAAGGGCAATATTACAACCAGCCCACACAAAAGTCTATGGATTTAGGACTGTTTGAACTGAAGCAGACGACAATAAACAAGCCAGATGGTTCAATACTTGTTTCTACAACCACAAAAGTAACAGGTAAAGGTCAAGTTTACTTTGTGAATAAGTTTTTGGGTAAAGATGCAGCTTGATTATGAGAGAAGCATTTAAAATAACGGCAGGTTTGCGATTTGGCAGACTTGTCGTTCTAAAACAGGTAGAACGAAAATCTGATGATAAAGACAAGCATTTCAAGTGGCTTTGCCAATGCGATTGCGGCAAAACTTGTGTTGTTCGTTCAAGTAATTTGAGAAATGGGATAACAAAGAGTTGTGGGTGTTCAAAGTTTGATATAAAAGATATTACAGGTCAAAGGTTTGGAAGATTGATAGCTTTAAAACACGTTGGATTCGCAAGTAATCATGTTGCATTATGGAAATGTAAATGCGATTGCGGTAAGATGATAGTCGCCAGAGAATGCAATTTACATAGTGGCATAACTAAAAGTTGTGGCTGCTTAAATGTGGAAAGAACAAAAGAAACTAATATAAAACACGGTAAAACACATACAAGGCTGTATAATATATGGTCTAAGATGAAAGAACGCTGTTGCAATCCTACAAGAAAAGCATATAAAAATTATGGTAAAAAAGGTGTTAGTGTTTGTGATGAATGGCTAAACGATTTTCAGAAGTTTTGCGATTGGGCAATAGTAAACGGTTATAAAGAAAATCTTACAATAGACAGAATAAATTCAGATGGCAATTATGAGCCTAAGAATTGCAGATGGGTAACTTTAAGTGAAAATGTAAGGCAGAAATATAAATCTGACTTTATAACTGTTGGCAATAAATCTTTAACTATACATGATTGGTCGCAACGGTTAAATCTATCTCAAGATACTTTGCGAAACAGATATAAAGAATTTGGCAAAAAATGGGTTGAAGAAGCGATAAAAACTGTATTAGAAACAGGTGATAATAGCCATATCTATAAGCGGAAAGAATATGCTAATGGTAGAATAAAACATCGAAAAAACATAAATACGCAACAATAGTTTATTTGTTCGGTATTCATTCCTCTAAAATCTGAATGTTAATGAAATGAATAGTAATTTCAAACCATTAATATTCAGATTTTTATATATGCGATTTAAGGGTGATATTTCAGGATTGGACGAACTTCAGGAACGGATTGACGATGCGTACTTCTCTGTTCTTTCAGAAGTTGGCAGGAATGCGACACGGAACGCAAAGAATCAAAAGACATTTCAAAACAGGACAGGGAACCTTGCCAATGCAAACGGTGGGTGCGTTGTCCGCAATGGTCAGATTGTGGATATGTGGGTGGAAACGGACGGCTCCCATCCCGATGCAGTGAAGAAAACAGAGAATTTGCTTATCTATTCTGAAAAGCCCAAAGACGGACTTTATTTGGCCAATGGAATGGAATATGCGAGCTATGTGGAAAGTAAAGGGTTTGAAGTGATACTAACAAATGGGGTCTTATTTGCGGAACGAAATATTAATAAGAAACTTAATATAAAATGATATGGCAGGTATATTTTCAGATGTAAGTACTGATATTCAGAAGTTAAGACAACTGAAAGCGGAAATCGAGAATGTAAAAAAGGCATTGAAGGGCATAGATGTCAATGTGAAAATTGATATTGCAAAAGGAATGGAAGCCCAACTACAGTCGTTGATGAAAAAATATGATGCTTTGGTTAAGAAGGTTAGTGAAGCGGAAGGAAAAATTATGAGTTCAACCAAACGCATCAATGATGCCTCAGAAAAGATAATCAAGGCGCAAGAACAACTGTCAAAGGCAGCTGGAATGAATACAAAGCCTGATAATGGAAATGCTGACGTTTCATTAAATAATGTAGGCACAGCAAATGTACAGGCACAGGCCAAGGCTTATGATGAATTGGCGAAAGAAATAGATTCCGTAATGGGAACACGTTCTCAAAACATTAAGCGGATGATAGATGAACAGAATGCTATCCGTTTGATTAACGAGGAAATAAAGAAACTCACCAAATTTCAGACAGGTAATTCGACGCTTACAAACACACAGCAAAAACGATTAGAACAACTCAACAACTCGTTACTGACACACAAAGCGGCTTTGTCTGATGTACGGCAGACATTAATGAATAATGTCAAATTAGATAATTCCGCAACAACTTCAATGAACGGGATTTCTCAGTCGTTATCACGTATGAGGATAGCTTATCGTGAATTGACAGAGGAAGAACGTAATTCACCATTTGGAAAAGAATTGCTTGCATCTATTCAGCAGGCAGATGCGAAAATTAAGGAACTAGATGCTACAATAGGGAATCACCAAAGGAATGTTGGGAATTACGCTAAAGGATATAACGGCTTGAATATGTCCGTCCAGCAGATTGTGAGAGAATTGCCATCCGCTGCGATGGGATTAAATATGTTTTTCTTGGCTATTTCAAATAACCTGCCTATTCTGACAGATGAAATTAAGCGTGCAAAGGCAGCCAATGAAGAATTAAAAGTCTCCGGACAAAAAGGTATTCCTGTTTGGAAACAAGTTGTGTCATCATTATTTAGCTGGCAATCTGCACTAATGGTAGGTATTACTTTGCTTACGGTTCACGGAGATAAGGTTTGGGAATGGGCTAAGAGGATTATAGTTGGAGAGTCAGCCGCGGAAAAAATGAAAAAAACGTTGATAGAGTTGAATGAGATAGAGAAAAATGCTTATGCGACTCAAATCAAAACGAGAATGGAGCTTAATGGAATTATTTCTTCAATAGAAAAATTCAATGGCACAAAAGAACAGGAGAAACAAAAAATAGATGAATTAAATTCAAAATATGGCTCAATATTTGGCGCTTATAACAATTTGGCGCAATGGTATGATGTTTTGATTAATAAAGGAGACGCTTATATTAATTCTTTATTTGCTCAAGCCAAAGCCCAGTCTTACATACAAAAAGCAATGGAAGCAGAACAAAAAATTAGAGATATAAAAGCTAATGGAATTGAATCATATAGACCAACTTGGGGAGCTGGTGGACAAGTCTATCAATTCTTTGGCGGAGGTAAAAAGAATCAATATGGAAGTGATCCTGCAGAGCTTGCGTATAATGCTGCATTAGCACAAGCGGAGAATGAGAAAAGTAATGCATTAAAAAATGCAGAAGAAGCACAAAGCACGTATTTAAATGAAATAAAAAAAGGAGGAATTTTTGATTACAGAACAATTATCAACAAAGATGCCGAGCGACAAAAGAAGGAGCAGCAACAGCTTGCAGAAGAACTCCTTCAGCTTCGCAGGAGCAATCAGCAGGAAGAAATCAACCTGATGGAAGAAGGTTCTGAAAAGAAACGCAGACAGATTGAGCTGGATTACCAGCGAGAAATCGACGAAATTAGGAAACAGCGCAAAAAATGGGAAGATGCACAAGAAGGAAAACTTACGTCTGAGCAGCGGGAAGTATTAGGAAGTCGTGCGTCTAATGCCATGACGTCGCGTGAAAAAGGTCTGGCCGAAATTACAGAAACTGAAAATCAAGCTGCAATCGAGGCCAACGAACGTTACCTGAAAAGCTATGGTACATTTATGCAGAAACGTGATGCAATCATAGCCGAGTACACCCGTAAAATCTCAGAGGCCACTACTCAGGGAGACAAGGACATACTCCAAAAAGAAATGGATAAGGCACTCTCCTCCCTTGATCTTGAGAAGCTGAAACAGGGAATCAACTGGGAACTTATCTTCGGTGACTTGGACAAGGTATCCAAAAAGTCCCTGAACAAGGTAAAGCAGCAGCTTAGGGACTTCAAGAACTCCGAAGAATACAAGAATATGGCTGTTGACCAGAAGAAGGTCATTGACGAGGCTTTAAGCAACATCCAGTCAACCCTTATCGACAAAGGAGGATTGCTGGCCGACCTACCCGAACAGTTAAGCGAATTGGCCAAGGCACAGGAAGAACTGTCACAAGCTCAGGAGGAATACAACGAAGCCATGAGAAGCGGAACAGATGAACAGAAGGAAGCGGCCACGAAGAAACTGAATGATGCCCAGAAAAGACAGCAGAACGCTCAGGTCAATGTACAAAAGTCGACAGATAAAACGACAAGCAACCTTGTCACATTGTCGAACGTCATTACCCAGCTTGGTTCAAACTCTGAAATTTCCCTCTCTCAGGTCGGTGATTTGGCCGGAAATATAGTAGACATATTTGCAGAAGAGAGCGAGAAACTTGGAGGTATAATTGGAGCTGCATTTTCTCTTTTAGATGCCATCGGGACACAGGGGTTGGATGGTTTCATAGGTAACATATTCAGTAGTGTCTTTAAGTCTGTAGGTGGAATATGGGATACCCTGACTTTCGGAGGATTCAGCAAACTCTTCGGTATTGGAGGAAACGAAAAAGAGGTGCAGGATACAATCAACAGACTCACGGACAGAAACGAAAAGTTGCAGTCTGCCATCGAATCCCTTACAGAAGAAATGAAATCCAGCAAGGGAAGCGAGAAATCCGTAGCAGAGTACAATAAAGCCATCAAGTATCAGGAGGAATACAACAAGAATGTCCTTTCAAAAGCGCAGGCCAATGCTGGCTATCACAGTAAACATCATAGCTGGGCCTATTACATGGGCTGGTCGGAAAGTGACATACAATGGATTCGGGAAAATGTCATGGCAGAGTTCACAGGTACAGATTCCTTGTGGCAGATGTCTCCGGAGCAGATGGATTTATTACGTCAGAATGTGGATTTGTGGCAGAAAATGGCCGATTCAGGGAAAGGAGGCTATGGGAATGGTGTCGTTGAAGCACTAGGTGAATATGCAGATCTGGCCGGAAACCTCGAAGAACTGAAAGAAGGGCTTTTCGAACAGCTTACCGGAATAAGTTTTGATTCCATGTATGACAGTTTCATAGATACTCTCATGGATATGGATGCCTCGGCGGAAGATTTTGCGGATAACCTATCCGAATACTTTATGCGTGCCATGCTTTCAGATAAAATCGGTAACATGTACAGCCAGAAGCTGGAAGACTGGTGGAACAGATTCGGTGAAAGTATGAAGGACGGAAACCTGAGTGAGAGTGAACGTAATTCACTCCAAAACGAATATATGGGGTACGTGAATGAAGCATTGAAACTACGGGATGAACTTGCCGCAGCTACCGGATACGACAAGGCTGGCAGCAGTTCCCAGCAGTCGGCCTCCAGCCGCGGATTCGGTACGGAAATGACGCACGAGGATGCCGGAGAACTGAGCGGTCGGTTCACTGCCGTGTATGAGTCCAATCTTCGTATTGAGACGGCAGAACAGCAGCAAACGATAGCTATTACCGAACTGCGAGGCTCCATCAGTGCCTTGACATCACAAGTGACCGGCCTATACAACATCGCCGACGAGACACGTACTATCCTGGCCAATTCCTATTTGGAGTTACAGCAAATCAGAGAGAACACAGGCGAAATTGTCAAACCTATCAAACAGATGCAGGCCGACATTGCCGAAGTGAAACGTAATACAGCAAGATTATGACAGGAGATTTATTTATTAACGGGAAGGATGCCTGGAGCACATGGGGTGTCCGCATGGGTGACGGTTTTCTCGATGCTATCGACGGATTCAATCAGATGAAAGACTACATTGAAGATGAGAGCCGTCTGGAGCACGGGAAGCGAATAATAACCGAAAATGCAAAAGTAGCATCGCGTGAAATCACTCTCCAGTTCACAATAGAAGGAGGCTCAGAAGGTGACTATCGGACAAAGAAGAAAGCCTTTCAGTCAGAACTGGAGAAGGGAGCCGTAAACATCAAAATCCCCGCTCTTGGGAGCGAAGTCTTCAAGCTGGTTTACCTGGGGAAAAGCATCTCTTACGGGTTAAGTATTGACAGGTGTTTCGGTAAGGTTTCAAGTAAGTTTTGCGAACCGAATCCCATGGACAGAAGCGAATAACAAACATTTCCTTTATTGTTTCAAATGGAAGTCCGGATTTTTAGGGCTTCCATTTGTTATTTATGAACTTTGGGGATATGATTGAAATTAAGGACATATCCGGAAAAACAAGGTTCTCTACCCCTATCAACAAAGGGGCGAAGGGAAAGTTTACACTGATGAAAGAGGACTACATCGTTCTCCCCTTTTCCGTGCCTGAACCTATATATTTTAAACTTGGTGACTATGTAGACCTTTCTGGGGTTCTGGATGATTCTCTGGGCGGATTACTTTCAAAAGCATATGAGGTAACTGACTTGCAGAAACCTTCTTTCAATGCTTCTACCGCTGGATATGATTATGAGCTGAAACTGGATGCTTACTACTGGAAGTGGAAAAACAAAATTTTCAAATACACTCCTGAACATGCTGGATATGAAGCGTCATGGTCTCTCACCGCAGCCCTTGATGTACAGCTTGGTGTGTTCTTACGTAACCTGAAAGCTTTGGGATATACCTATAAGGGAAAAGAATTCGTATTTGAAATAGATTCAACAGTAGAGAATAAGGCAGTTGCAATGACGTATGACAATATGAACCTGCTGGATGCCTTATTCTCAATGGCGGGTGAGGATAAGTGGAACTGTGATTGCTGGATAACGGACAACGTAATTCATTTTGGGCGAAACGAATTCGGTGATGCCGTGAAAATCGAGTTAGGGGCTGAAGCGTCTGCCATGACTCGCAGTGAGAGCAAAGGCACTTATGCCACCCGCATTTATGCATTCGGATCTACAAGAAACATACCTGAGAACTACCGTTCCATTGAAGAGCAGACGGTAGTAAACGGAGTTGTGCAAAGACGACTTATGCTTCCCGCTGGTACGCCATACATAGATGTGTATCCTGACATGAGCCAGGAAGAAGCAATTGAAGACATCGTGGTATTTGACGAGGTATATCCCCGACTTGAAAGTACGATGTCAAGTGTATCTACGAGGACGGAAACCGTTACAAATGAAGACGGAGGTCAGGAAACCGTGACTTACTATCGCTATCGTGATACTGGCCTGAATTTCTCCAAGGACTACATACTTCCGGGACAAGAGCTGACAATTATCTTTCAGTCCGGCAAAATGAATGGATTGGAGTTCGGTGTTATTTTTGACCCGGACAACAACGGAAGCCAGCTTTGGGAAATTGTCCGCAGCGAAGACTACGGACGTCCATTGCCGGATGATACCATATATCCTGAAAATGATGACAAGTATATCCTTTCCGGTTTTGATCCAAAGTTTGTTTCTGTACAAATGATTCCGGACGCGGAGCAGGAACTGAAAGAGAAGGCACAGAAGATAGCAGACCAGCGAAAAAAGGACGATGGTACATACTACACTACCCTCCGGTCAGAATGGGTTAATGAAGACAAGCTGAAACGCTTTTTCGAGTTCGGGCAAAAGATAAACCTGGTCAATAAAGCCTTTTTTGAGAATGGCCGTGAAAGCCGTGTTCTCGGATGGGAGTTTAACCTTGACATTCCATGGGATTCTCCGGTATATACTATTGGGGAAAGTATGCCCTACTCTCGCCTTAATGATGTGGAAGAGAAACTGGAGTCGATTACGTATAAAGGGCATACTTATGTTGGAGGCGGAGGAAGTAGCATATATGTGATTAAGACCAATGATTCTACTGCCCCATCGGACAGTAACGTATTTTCGGCAAAACGGTCACTTGCAACATTATTGAGAAAGGACAAGGAAGACCAGACAAACTATCTCATTAAGCTTCTTGGCGGTATCATATCTCCTTTCCTGGAATCAATTGACTTCGTGACCGGAATGATGGGTGCTGGTATGTCATTCTCTTCAGAAAAGGGCGGCGAGTCTGTCGGATGGATTGACAAACTGTACGTGCGCAAGAAAGCTATCTTCCAGTTACTTTCAATAATGGAGACCGAGCTGGCCGGAGCTTCCTTCATGTTCAACGCCAGCGGGGCCAGAGCAACGATTACTAAGGTCGAGTTTATAGAAAAAAAGGGAATTCGTTTCAAGGATGGTAAAGGAGTCAAGTTCTCAGACGGGAAAAGAGGTTACTCATCTCCTGGAACTTATGGTTCTGTTTATCGCTGTTACTTCCTTGCAGATGATGGTGAGAAAGCCATAGAAAATCGTTTTAAGCCAGGGAATTTAGTACGCTCACAGTCCTTTAATATTAAGGAAGGCGCGTATGACGGCGTATCCAATCACTATTGGTGGCGTCTGGTGGAAAATGTTGGTGATAACTGGATAGAGGTATCCGTGAATCATTGTGACGAAGGCAGCGACATACCGGCAGTTGGAGATGTGATGGTACAACTTGGAGACGTATCGGATACAGATTTTCAGGCTGCAATCGTGTTGTCTGCATACGGAGACGGTGCGCCTTCTCTTACCTTCTATCAGGGGATAAGTTCTTACTCCCTCTCCGGGAAAGATATAGTTTCAATCGGATATGATCGTCTAACTAAAGAAGGATACTTTAATGTTTATGGAAAGACATATATCGGTAATAGGGACAAGACAAATTATATCAGACTTGCTTCTGGAGAAATAGAGGTACGTGCAGCAAGAATATTGTTGTCAAATGGTGAAAGCGTTGTAGATGTAGCAGAGAAAAATATCTCAATTAAACTTGGTGCTACGGGTATTGACATCGAAAAAAATGAGATTGTTATTTCTTCAGATAAGTTTAAAATTAAAAGTTCTGAAGGGAAAGGAATAGCCGTGTTTACGGTTAAAAATGGGAAACCACTTCTTCTTACAGAGTGCATAGATGTAAACTCGTTAAAAGTGAAACATCTGGATGGTGCAGACGGTACATTTTCGGGTGAACTGAAAGCCGCTAAAGGTACTTTTTCTGGAACAATATCTGCCGATGGTGCTAAGATTGGAGGTTTCACTATAGACAACGGTTCCTTGAATTGGAAGGGAAGGGATTTTTTCGGCAATGATAGCAGGAGTATACGGATTGGTGTTCCTACGGATGATAACAGTGGTATGATTGACATAAACTTCAATGGTGCGACTGACGGGAAATTTGGGGTTAAAGTAATTGGAAGCAATGACGGTGGAGCATGTATCTATGCTTCAAGGAACGGTACTAGCAAGCCACATAGTTCTAATACTTATGCCGGATATTTTGACGGAGGAGTACATGTAAACGGAAATCTTTATACCAATACGATATTGTCTAATGAGTTCGGTACCGGATGGTCATTGCAAGCCGATGGATCATATACATACAAAAAAGGAGCAACGAGAACAATATCATGGACTATACAGAATGGTTCGATACCTTCAACGTATAAACTGGTTTTTGAAAATGGAATTTTAGTCGATTAATCATGAAAATAGATTTTAAGCAATTTAAGAAGTACACGAAGATAGATAAATCTGAATTCGTGGAGATTGATGTCAGAGAAATGTTTGCAGATAACATTTTCAATGTGACAGGAGTTGGTATTGCTGATTTAAAATTGGCTGAGAAAATTTTTTCCAGCGATGACGATACCGAATTTTCAGATGATGAAGTTAACAGGGTAAGACATCATGCAGCGTCGCTTCTTCCATGGTTTCTTGCTGGGCTTAATGATGCAATGAGATAATTATAATATACAATGTTGGTAATATCATTAATAACTATAAATTAAAAACAATTATGGCAGCAGAAGAAGATTTTGTATTAAGCTTTACAGGTGAAGAAACTGACAATCTATTGAAACATACAGAAAGTATGAAGAATCAGACAACGGAAGAAGATGGTGAAACGGTACAGGTGTACGATACAAACGGCGTGCCGCATAAGGTGTCGAAAACGGAGCTGCTGAAGAAGTCTACACTGGCTCTTCCAGAGCTGGAAGACATATCCGCTTTTGTGGCTGTTAATGCCGCCGGAAATGCTATCGGATTGATGACAAAAGAGCAGGTTGCGTCAGTCCTGGCGGAACTTATTGGGATTAACAATACTTGGTTCAGGGATAGTGGTATTGTCATAAATCCGGATAATTGTTTGAGTAATAGGGTATATATGATTAATATATCTCTAGGAACTATTAACTTCAATTTATTCACTTATGGGAATTTATTATATTTCAGTCAAGGTGAATATCACACGCAAATAGCAATGTCCATATATGACAATAAACGGTTTACCCGTATGTCTTCTAATGGTGGTAATTCATGGGGAGAGTGGAGAGAATTTTAATCATAGTTTAAATGGACTCGATTATAATATTAGGCCCTATTGATTTTAATAAGCCCGTTGCCATCTTGTCCTTTAACAATAGATAGAGTAAACGAAGAGCTAATAATATATGCATATAAGTTATAACTAGCTGTATATAGATAATATCCTCCATCCTCTTTCCTGTATACAGCTAATTCATCATCTCTATGTTCATCATGTAACATTATCACTCTTTGAATATCGCAAAGCATTATTAATGATTGCCTATTATCACCAGTAATATATATAAGCATTGTACCAAAGTCTGCATAATCCGTTAATTTTGTATATCCTGTCAGCCAGCCTAACTCCATCTTTCTAACAGTTAGTCCCGCCAGGACTTATGGGTATGAATGAAAACAACTGAAATAAAGAAAGCTGTATTGAAAATTATTTGAGTGGTAGAAATTGGGTAGAAAATAGTAACTAGCTTGCTTATTCTACCCGGCTTCTACCAACTTACTGACAAGGCGTGTCAGTCAATTTGAAACCTTTTATTCTTTGTTCGTTTTTATATCATTTACCTTCGCTGAAAAAGGATGGTAAATGAGTAGTTTTGTGTGTGAAATAGTAGTTACGCCCATGAGCGTGTTCCATTAAGTTGGGATGCGCTTGTGGGCATTTTTTGTTTAATCTAAAACCTTAGTAAGATGAAAAGATTCGTTTTCATGATGGTCGCACTGCTGATGTGCGTAGTGAGTGTTTTCGCGGAGACTTCCGTTAGTGTAGAACCTTCCGTTCCGGAGTTCCTGACCGGATTTGCCAGCTTCACCGGGCTTGTTACGGTCGTGGTTCCTGCTGTAGTAGGATTTATCGCTTCGAAGCTATCCAATCCTATGAATAAGTGGGTGACTATGTGGGTAACTGCTGTAGTTGGTGTAATCGTTACCTTCTTCAGTTGGTGGATGAATCTCGGTTTCCCTCCGGCAGATGCAAGCGTCTGGGTTGTGGTGATTGATGCGTTGTTTGTCGCCCTGGCATCTACTGGTATCGTGTCGGTTGTAACAAGTGAATGGCTGTCCAGGTTGTTCGGTGGTAAGGTAAATAAGGAGTGATGCAGAACCTTATAACCGTCATAGCCCCGCAGATTCTTGTTGCCGGGGCTTACTCCTTCATTGGAGAAATTAAGGAAGTAGTCTTCGAGCTTCGTTGGATGCTGGCTTTTATCGTTGTGATGATTGTGGCCGACTTTGTTCTGGGAATCATCGACAGCGTGGTTAAGCGGGGCGAGGATTTCCGCTTTTCCCGTGCTGGCCGACGTACCGTGTGCAAGTTCATTGAGTATAATTCATACCTTGTTGTTGGGTTCATGCTGGGCATTGCAATTCTTCAGCCGGTTGGCATCTGTTCCTATACAATCAGTTCTATCTGCGGGCTGGGGTTGGCTTTCATTTTCGAATTTGACAGTATTATGGAGCATATATGCACAATTCATGGTATCAAGAACAAGGTTTCCATTAAGCGCCTGCTGGTGGGCTACATTAAAAAGAAGTACACAACGGCTGGCGAAATTATCGAAAAAGTTACAAAGGATGAAGAAGACAGATAGACGCCTGATAGCGGAAATCATCTACTCCGTAATCATAATATTACTTATGACAATAAGTTTCATGACCTAGTTGATATGAGAAAGATAAGGATAGGGAAAGATATATACTTCACCTGGCAGATACTCACGAACAAGGAGCCTGTTCCACTGGAAGGAAGGGACTTGAAACTCATGCTGAAGAATCCTCTAGGCAGATTTCTCGATTTCCATTTTGAGATATATCAGGGAAACAAGCTGAAATTTACTTTTCATGGAACGGACCACAAACACCTTGGTACGTATTCGCTGACTTTGTGGGAGAACTATGGTAAGGAAGGACAGACTGCCGTTGACATGTGTGAGGCTTTCAGGCTTGTTGCAACAACTTGTGAAGAGGACAGCATAAGTGTCCCTAACCTTGAAATGGCCACCGTCAACCTTGGTGCTTCTTCCATTGACATATCAACCGGTGGAAGCATTCCCATTCCCGATGCGCCAAAAGACGGGAAGATATACGGCCGGAAGGATGGAGAATGGGAGGAGATAACAGAAGCAGTATGGAATGAAGAAACAAACAGTTAAAATCAGACTTTTATGGCAACAACAAAATTAAAATTCTACAGGGGCTTAAAGGCCCGTTATGATGCAGCGTCAAAACATCTGGATGCTATCTATTTTGCAACCGACACCAAAGAACTGTTGATGAACGGTGTGAATTATGGAGGAAGCGGTGTCACAGATGTCAGTTTTGACAAAGGCAGCAATAAACTTATCGTTACCAAATCATCAGGCAAGACCGAATATGATCTGACGGAACTCATCAGGTTCAAGACATCATTGCCAGACAGCCTTGCCACTCCTTCGAAACTGGGAGGTCTTCCGGCTGGGACAAAGGTCGAGACCTTGAAGACAAAGACGCTGAGCCAGATTTTCGAGGATATTCTCTTTGAGGAAATCCAGCCGACGGTACAGGCACCAAGTGCAACAATATCATTCAAGTCTCCTTTTACCGCCAACAAGATTCTGGAGGTTGGTGAAAGCGCACCTACCGCAGAACAGATTCAGACAGGATTTAACCGTGGTAATTGTACGGTTGTTGGCCAGGCAAACAAGAACCGCGCAGGAGAACTTATCTCCGATGACCAGTCCTTCATCTATGTAGGAAACAGTACAAGCAACAAGACATTGCCGACGAAAGTTACACTCGGTACGATGCAGTACAATTACCAGGCTCATCATGGCGCAGGTGACACCTTGCTCACTTCAAAAGGAAACAAGGCGACCGTATCCCCTAATCCGCTTCCTGAAGGTACTGTGAAATCAGGTGCTGTCTACCTTTATGGTACCTATCCGTTTTACTGTAATGGTTCTTCAGCTTCTACCTCTGCCGGAGATACCAATTTCCCGTCTGCCGCAGCTCCTGATACAAAGCTTCCGCTGCAGAAATGGACTGATACATTAATTGGAGCGAAATTTGCTTCTGAAGCAGCAACCGGAACCCGCCTTGAATTCTACTTCCCTTCAGAAAAGAATGTGTCAAAAGTCGAGTTCTATAATACGGTGTCCGGAAAGTGGGAAGTCTTCGGAACGGACAAGTACACCGTATCTGATGCAGGAAACAAGACCGTACAAAGTGTTCAGATTGCATACAAGAAGCTGACAACGACAGGTGCCATGTCCGGTGCATTACAACTTCGCTTCACAGTTTCCGATGCCGGGAAAAAACTTGTAGACGAGCCGGACACATATAATGGCGAGGAAATTACGGATGAAGTGATAGCCATGCTTGCACGAAACAGCCGTGAAGTTCCCTTTGCCATGCCGATGAACAATGTCATGCCGATGGCTTCGACAACAGGAAACCGTCCTGCGGGTATTGCTTCCTTTGCCGTGAACTTTGAGCCTGGAGGACAGGCGCCACTGGATGCCCGTCAGCTTGTTCCAAACAAGACAGACCTTATTGCCGCAGCTACCTATTCAGGAAAGAATACTTATAACGGCATGTTGGTCGTTGTTGGAGATAACGGGGACGGCAAACCGGCTCTGTATGTCCTGAAGGACATGACAAAGATTACCCAGGCTGATTATGGCGGATGGATTCGTCTTGACGTCGGTGCACAGACACTCATCCAGATTATCAATGACCTCACAACGGGCGGGACTAATAAGGCACTTTCCGCCGAGCAGGGTAAAGTTCTGAAAGGTCTGGTTGACACACTGACAAACAAGGTCAACGCGCTTGGTGCCGTATATGTGCCAAAGGGTACTCTGGCAGACCTTAGTGCCCTGAAAGGGGTGGCTTCTGTATCGAAAGGCCACGTATATAACGTTACGGCAGAAGTTACCCTGAACGGCAAGAAATATCCGGCTGAAACGAACTTCGTCTACATCGGAGAAACGGCCAATCAGGCAAGTGTGGAAACCAACTGGGATTCCTTGGGTGGTACGGTCGATTTGACAGCGTATGCAAAGAAAGCTGACCTCGAAGGATTTCTTACCGAAGAGGATTTGGCCGGATATGCCAAGGCTGTAGATGTGGCGAACACCTATGCCACAAAAGCTGCACTGAGTGAGGCTATCGAAGGGCTTTCCTCCACTTATGCGACCAAGGCTGAACTGACCAGCTATGCAACGAACGAGACTCTGAAGCAGTATGCCACTAAACAGGATCTTGACGATGCGTTTGCATGGAATGAGGAAACCGAGTAATAATATGTGGGGGCTTTGTATCAGAGCCCCCCATAAATCCCAATGACATGGCGAAAAAGAGATTCAACAATTATTTGAAATATGCCACCTTCAAGAAAGAACTGGAAGCCGGTAACATATTGCCTGATTCCGTTTCCTACATCAAGGAGATACGGGCTATCTATACCCATGGGGAATATTATGGCAATGGCTGCATATCCAGCGTGAATGCTGGTACGGGTGAGGTCAGTGCCGAGCTTCTTCCGAACGTGTTCCATGTGTTCGGAGAAGTATCCGTACTTAACGTCACATTTGGAAAAGGCTTTCCAGGCATTGCCAATGAGTACATGTTCCAGTTTTCAAGTGGTGTTACGCCTACCGTCCTGAATCTTCCTGAAGGTGTGAAATGGATAGGAAGCAGTGTTGTCAGGGCCAACAGGACGTATCAGGTAAGTATTCTTAATAATATAGCTGTGATGGGAGGTACTTTATGATTTTGTTAAGACGCAGATTGCTTATACTGGCGGCCATGAATAATGGACTGCCTAATATGCCGATTCGGTTTAAGACCGGCGAAAGGGCGGTATTCAGTGACGGGAAGCATGGATATTTTTCGATGGACAGAAGATTTGTTCGTGATAAGAACATGTCACGAATGTATTTCAAAGACGGGAAACGGATTAGTGTGCTGAAGAAAAGGAACTGAACTAAACTAAAATAAAATAAAATAGGAGTGCCACTGCACTCCTTGTAATAAATTTTTTATTAACCATCCTACCATTGGCAGAACTCCACAAATATAGATGTAATTTTATTATGAACAAAATAGATTCAATAATAATTCACTGTTCAGCCACACGTGCTGGGCTGGACATTGGTAAGAAGGAAATCACTCAGATGCACCTGCAGAAAGGGTTTTCTACAATTGGTTATAATTACGTTATCCGGCTGGATGGTACGGTAGAAGTTGGCCGTTCGCTCACTATTGACGGGGCGCACTGTAATAGCAAGGGATTCTCAGGTGTGTCGTACAACAAACATTCAATTGGTATCTGCTATGTGGGCGGTCTGGACGCGCACGGTAAGGCAGCTGACACCCGAACACCGGAACAGAAGAAAGCGTTAGCCAAACTGATTAAGGAGCTTTGCGGAAAGTACCAGATTGTGGAAGTGTTGGGCCATCGTGACACATCGCCTGACCTGGACGGAGATGGAATCGTTGAACCTGAAGAATGGACAAAGATGTGTCCTTGCTTCGATGTGCGTGCGGAATATCCATTTATCCAGGAAATCATTGTAAAGCCATGAAACTATTGTATTACCTAATTATTGCTGCATTAGCCCTGTTACTTATCATAAGCCGTAGGAATGATGCAAGTAGTGTGAATAAGGATGCGGATACTATTACTATAACGAACACGGTCAGAAAAATACAAGTAGATACAATGTATATTCTGTCTCCACAGCCTTATCTTGCATGGATTGATAATTCAGATACGATTCATGCAAGCGACACCTGCTATCATCTGCGTGAATACAAAGAATACCGTGATAGTAGCTATTATGCAAAGATTAGCGGTGTAGCACCACGTTTGGACGAAATTCGAGTGTATCCGCGTACCATCTACCAGACTGAATACATTTACCGTGACATCGTACAAAAAAACAAACGCTGGGGGCTTGGTCTATCTGCTGGCTATGGTATCGGTAGAAACGGGTTGTCTCCTATCTTGGCGGTAACGGTAAACTACAATTTATTTCAATGGTAATTCCCATTTGCTATTTAACAAAAAAATATTGTTAGTTTTGTAACTTAAAATCGAATTATTATTTACATTTGTCTCGTTGTAAAAAATAATAAAACTATGGCTGATTTTAAGGATTTAGAACTGATTAAAAGCTCAAAAGAAACAGAGATTGTTAATTGTAATATTTTGGGTGTAAAAGTTGCGACAAATGGATATTGTGGTGGCGATTCCGGGCATGGATCAAGAACCTATTTTAGATTAGAGGATTTAGCTTCAACTGATATTAATATTCGTTTACTCAAGGATAAAAGAGGAGTGGAAGTTATGTTAGGAGGAGATGCTGAATTAGAAACTTTCATACAGGCTTTAAGATGGGCTGCTGATAATTTGGAAGAAATGGCAAAAAAATAAAGTGTCTAATATAAATGACTATCTTTGTCGTGTAGAAGTTTGCTTTTATTGCAAACGAAAGCCCCAACCAGATTAATATCCGGAAGGGGCTTTTATTGACTTATACTTTAGGCTATTTTACATTAAAAGATACAAGCACTTCACGCGGTTTACCCTTGTAAAATTGATATACATAGCACTCCACCATTTCGCCTTTGTACTTTTGGAGTCTCTTGTATAAATACTCCTTCACTTCAACCTTACGAGAGAAGTAAAGATTCTGTTCGCTAAAGACAGGTTCATCTGCCCCAACCCAAGCTTCTAACGAGCATGGGCATTTGTTGATAATTCTTTTCATATTACAATAAATATTATGTAGTGGCTCCATTGCCTCATACATAACATAACAGATAAAGTGTCAGACAAATTACCCTCTCATCATCATAATATCAGACCTCAGTTCGATATATTCTTTGTACTTTTCCGGGTTGTTCACGTAATCAATCACACGAGATATGGCCATATCAGCCTGTTTCTGCCGGACTTTGGTGTAGTATCGTATAACTCCTTTTGATTTGTCTGAGTGGCCTAAGCAGTAGTCTATTATCCCGTCAGGAATACCTATTTCAGAGGCGTACTGAGCGAAAGACTTGCGGGCCGAATAAAATGTAACACGTTCATCAATATTTAACTCTTCAGCCAAATCTCCAAGAGAATACGTAACATACTGAGAAAAGTTGTGATATGTGAATTTATACCCAAAATCAAGTTTCCCCGTCCTTTTATCCATCCACCTGCATATTATCTCTCTTGCTTGAGACGGTATTGTAAATGTGATTACACTATCCGACTGCATTCGCCCTTTAGTCTTTGAGCGTGAATATTCCAATACATCTTTTCTAAAGTCTGTTTGCATAATGTCTATAAGATTCATCCCTCCCAGGTAAAAGGAAAGGCAAAAAAGGTCACGTGCCATAATCAGCTTTCTTTTTTCTGGTGAAGATTCACGAATCTTGTTAAAACTCTGTACTGTCAAATCAAGCTTCCTGATAGGGGCTGCAGATATTCTTGTTGTTACAAAAGGATGTATATCGTAAGATATATTCCACTCTCTTATCGCTCTGTTGATGACAGATTTCATCTGGGCGAGCATTGTGTTTACTGTGGTTTCAGTCACTTTTCGCTTCCGTATGAATGCAGCAAAATTCTGGACTAGTGATGGGGTTAAATCTGAGAGAAGTATGTCACCTCTTGCAAAGTCACGAAAATACCTCCCCACCCTTTCAATAGACAATGCGTATGAATCTCTTCCCTCAGACTTGAGATAGTCTACAAAATTGCTACATGCTGATGAAAAGGTTTGCTCATCGGAAAGATTGTCTGTAGAAATGATTTCTTTAATTTGCCGGCAGGAATAAAGTTCAAGATGTTTTATTGAGTCCAGTTTCTCTTGAAGGTCATCAAGGATGTTCCTAAGTTTCCGGTTTATCGCAGATGCCTCTGGATGCTTCACGACCTGACCGTTCTTAAACTGGTTCTCTGAAATAATGAATCGTGTGACGATATATGTTGTTTCATGCTTGTGACGGAGTGCAATTCTTATCTTATGTCTTCCGTCTTTTAATGCTTTTGCCTTGAAAATGGTAAGTGATAGAGTTGCCATAATGATTAAAAAATTTAAGGATACTCCAGGGATACTCAC